CTAAATATCTAAAAAGTATTCTTAAAATGGACACACAAGATATTCGTAGTCTTCAAGAAGCATATTTAGAAGTTGTTATGAGTGAAGGCAAAGTTCCTTGGAATGACCCTAAGAACCCTCTAGAGAGTGGACACACTCCAGCAGAAAAGAATAGGGCAAAAAGAGAAAGAACTGGTGTAGAAGACCTTAAGAAGTCTCCGTCAGATAAAGATTATGCTAGATATGGTGCTATGAAGTCGGTTGATGATGAGCAGTCTAGTGCCTCCAATAAAAATAAATCCGCTCATAAGTTTCGTGATTATCCAATCAAAACTAGTAAAGGAAAAACACAAACAACAGGTCAACTCAGAAGGTCTAGAGGAACTCCTAAACCAGGAGCATCTGATGAAAAATCAAATCTTTATCAATCTCCTATTAAAAAAGATGATAAGAGAACTAGGGGTGGAAGAACAGACCAGTGGAAAGGTTCAAATCCAAGAAATGAAGAAGTAGACATCTACGACATCATCCTTTCGCACTTACTTGATGAAGGTTATGCTGAAACCACAGAAGCAGCAGAAGCAATTATGGTGAATATGAGTGAAGAGTGGAGAGATAGTATTGTTGGATGATAAAAACTGAATAACTAATATAACTAAGAGGGTATAACAACCCTCTTTTTTTATGTCTCATAATACTCAAAACGAACCTATGCCTAACTGGATAATCTGGGCAGGCATAGGACTTATGATATTCACAATACTTTGCTTTGTCTTACTGACTGTTGGGATGATTTATGAATGAGTAGAAACACTCATTGACCTCTTTGTTAAGGAGTGTTAAGATAAATATGAGAAATAACATAGGAGGTTATGACTTCTTCAACACTTTCACGACCAATTTCACAAAGAGGATGGTTTGATGTACTCGATGACTGGCTTAAGAGAGATCGTTTCGTTTTTGTTGGCTGGTCTGGACTTCTTCTTTTTCCCACTGCTTACCTTGCTCTTGGTGGTTGGCTTACTGGGACGACTTTCGTTACGAGTTGGTATACTCACGGGTTGGCAAGTTCCTATCTTGAGGGTGCAAACTTTCTTACTGCAGCAGTTAGTACTCCAGCAGATGCTATGGGTCATTCTCTTCTTCTGCTCTGGGGTCCTGAGGCTCAAGGGGATATCGTCAGGTGGTTCCAACTTGGGGGACTCTGGACTTTTGTGGCACTCCACGGCGCCTTTAGTCTGATTGGATTCATGCTTCGTCAGTTTGAGATTGCTCGTCTGGTAGGTATCCGTCCTTATAATGCAATCGCATTCTCTGGTCCTATTGCAGTATTTGTTTCTGTATTCTTAATGTATCCTCTGGGGCAATCCAGTTGGTTCTTTGCACCTTCATTTGGTGTCGCTGCTATCTTCCGCTTCCTGCTGTTCCTACAAGGTTTCCATAACTGGACTCTCAACCCCTTCCATATGATGGGAGTTGCTGGTATACTGGGAGGAGCATTGCTCTGTGCTATTCACGGAGCAACTGTAGAAAACACACTATTTGAAGACAGTGAACAAGCAAATACATTCAAAGCGTTTGAACCAACTCAAGAGGAAGAAACCTATTCAATGGTTACTGCTAACAGATTCTGGTCGCAAATTTTTGGTATTGCTTTCAGTAATAAGCGTTGGCTTCATTTCTTCATGCTTTTCGTTCCCGTTATGGGTCTCTGGACTTCTTCTATCGGTATTATTGGTCTTGCTCTTAACCTTAGAGCTTACGACTTTGTAAGTCAGGAGATTAGAACAGCAGAAGACCCTGAGTTTGAAACATTTTACACAAAAAATATACTTTTGAATGAAGGACTCCGTGCCTGGATGGCTCCAGTAGACCAGCCACACGAGCAATTTGTATTTCCTGAAGAAGTGTTGCCTAGGGGTAATGCTCTGTGATATACTGGGAGGGGCAACCCTCCTTTTTTAATGATTGGTTCAGACACTCCTTACAAACTCACTGAAATTATCCAAGACACTTGGCCACAACTTTATAGACCAATGAAGAAAATGCAAGTCACTGAACATAATATTACTGATTGGAACCTCAACGAAGAGGAAATCGATGCACTCATCTCTCTTTCCAAGGAGAAGATGAAGTCATGTGATGATGATAAGATGTGTGAACTATTTTATGGACTTCTTACTGGTAAATTGATCATTATGAAAAATGATAGAAATTGAATCTTTCAAACAAACATCTGAAAAACCTTATATTCGTCATGACTATAAAGTAGTTTTTGCGAATGGAAAGTCTGCCATCTTTGATAACTATGAAGATGTTCAAAGAACTTGGTGGCAAACTCCAAACCAACTTCTAGGACATGTTGAAGTTTTAGATCATAAGGAAACAAAACCAAAACCAAAACCAAAAAGTAAAGGATTTTGAAATGAAAAAGTATAATGAAGAATACTTTTCAGTCTTAAATAAAAAGACTGGGAAAAAACTTTTAGATTGTGGTGAAGAATTTGATGCTCTTGAAATGGTTGCCCTTGATCCACATAACCGAACTTATACTCGTAATAAATTCCTGATGGGCCCTGTTGTGGATGTTGAGATTCCTAAGTCACTTCCAACTAACGAGATTGTTGATTTGGGCGGTAAGTGGGATGATCCAATTTCAGAAGGTATTGATCCTTATAACCTAAGGGGAAGGCATCCAATGCAGCCAGTTAAAAAACAATTAAATAAAAGTGATGCTGAAGTTTTCGTACCCTAATGAAAATTAGATTTTAGCTATATTTTGACCCTAAAAAAATTCCCGGTAAAAAATCACCATATAAGATTTTTTCCTATATAATATCTGGTGTTGCGTTTTTATGCCAAAAAATCAGTTAATGAAAGATGAATTTAAAGTTAGAGTTATGAAGTTGAAACAACAACTCCAATCTGAACAACGGTATCCAGGAGAAAAAGAACTTGCCAATAAGTACTTAGATGAAGTATTATTCATTATTGATCAGTATTCTAGATGACTTATGACCTTGCCTCAACAAGAACATAACTCTCTTCTAGCCACCAGAGAGTTTTTAAAACTTCTTTTAGATGAAGTAAAGTATCCAGATCTTCCTGAAAAAATTAGGTTATCTGCAAAATCTCTTTTGGAATATTATCCACAACGTTCAAAAATAGATCAATTATATTCTGGAAATACATTTTCTGATATTATTCCCTCCAATGAATCTGATATAACAGATGAAGAAAGAGAAAATAATAATAAAATTTTAAATGACAATCAAACTTGGGAAACTCCTGGATTTAAATGGAAAACCGAAGTTGAGTTTGTTTCTGCAGAGTCTTAAGACTTTTCTTGGGGAATTAGTTAAACGGTATAACGGGTGCTTTGCAAGCACTTATTAGGAGTTCGATTCTCCTATTCTCCATTCTTGACAAATAGGCTAAATAACTTATAATTACTAAGTGTTTAGTGATTTAGTATGAACGTTCCGAATACTTCCGAATTGATGCACATGAGGATTCAAGCTTGGATGAGGGAGTATAAATGTGAAGATATTGAATATCTCGGTGTACGAGAAGGTGAGCATTATTATAGAATTGCAGAACACGAAGTACCTGTATCAGCCATAGAAGATTTGGAGCAAGTATCATGACAAAACCCTACATAATATATGACGCAGAACCAAAACAAGATAAATGGAATCGAGGACTAGATTTGTTCATCGAAAGTGTTTATAAACCGGATAGTGAACTTAGACAATCTGCTCATGATCAAAAATGTTTCCATGAATTGATGGATGTCAGAGAAAATGTTTTAGAGTATTTAAAAACAATTCGCTGGCAGTGATATGGAATACTACTATATTTGGTTTTTTTTATTTGTAATAGCTGCATATTTTATTGTCACCGATAGTAGTGTAGCACAGGCATTTTATTATGTTAGTAAACTTTTAAAGTTCCAATATGAAAAAACCAAGTGGTGGTTATTGAATAATCCTCGTAATCCTATAGTAAAATATTTGGTGTGGAGACGAGCGATGAAACTTGCAAAACAATTGGAAAAAGAATTTAGAGAGAAAAATTAAAAATTAATGTCAATTAAACTAATATGCTTTGAACCTTGGCAAGGAAAAGGTATATCCCAATATGATAGTGGATTTGGGGATAGGATTAAATTTTGGGTCTTAGCTTATCACCTTTCGTTAATTATTGAAGATGTTCAAATAATCGTGGAAGAACAATATTGGCCCGAATTATTGTTGATTGATTTGCCCAATACCACACCACAAAATATTTTTTCATTGGGGCTATCTAAAAATCAATTACTTCCACTTACTTGGGAAAAAGTTAGAGATATCATATTAACTGAAGATAATAGTTTGTTAAATTCTTCCGACGATACTTACTATTATTTTAATTTTTCTATACATTATATTGGGGATATTTTTTGTAACCAAAATATTACCAACAATTTTATTATACACAACGGTGTATCTAAAATTAAATTGAAACTACCAATTGTTTCTGATTTTATAGAACAAGAATTTTCTGACTGTTGTTATATACATTTACGGAGAGGTAATGGAACATTCCCTACTTTAAAATTTTTAAATGAAATGGAACGATTCTTATCTAAAGAAACCGTAGATTTTTATTGGAAAACTTTTCATAGGGAAAGGTTAGGAAAATCCATACGTTCAAAAACATATAAGTATTATGATTTTTTAATTGATAAAGATACTGACACTGAAAAAAAATATTTACCTACAAAAAAAGTTGCTTATGATTATACTTGGGTAAATAATTATAAAATCATATCAGATTCAGATTATTTTAATTTAATTCAGACGGTTATTCTTAAAGAAAATCCTGATCAAAAAATTTATATAAGCTCGGACATTCCCAAAAAGTATTACTCATATTATTATGATAATTTTCCAAATAATATAATGGATAAGGAGTTTTATTTTAAAAAATTTTTAAATTTATATAAAAATAAACTTCCCGCAGAAAAATTTAAAAATCAATATTCAATTCCGATTTTTAAAATTTTTGAAAATGTATTTGATTTGATGGTAGGTTGTTATTCGGAAACTGTAGTTAAATCAACTTCCAATTGGAGTAAGATCTCTGCACTCTATAAAAAAAAGAACATTATACATGCGGACAGAATACTTTCAATCAATTCTTTAGGGAATTGGATTTTTATAGATCATGAGATTGACTTTATAGATTAAATTCTTTATAATGGGAAGGATTCTTGAATTTAAAATGAAAGATCTTAGAACTCCAAAGTTTCCTTCTTATAATATTAAAGAAGGTCAGTATGTAAAATTTGTTGGTTGTACAAGAGAACAAGTCAACTGGGGTAATAATACGGATCCAGAAAATCTTCTTGTTCCTGGTGGAATCTATTACGTTGAACAGGTGATTATAAAATCTTCTCATACTAAACTCATCCTCCGTGGTGTTGGGGGTAAGTTCAACAGTGTTTGTTTCGAATCATTAGGTAATGGCTCTTTCTGAGAAAGCTAAGATTTACTACAATGTCTGGTGTTGTGCTTATAGGAGACGATACGAAGCCAAAATAAAAGAAAATTGGGATCTTTATGATGGAGAACATCTCACACTTCTTATGTGTTTCAAAATGAAAGATGCAAAGTGGACAAAGTTTGATAGTGACAAAACTTATTTTCCTGTAGGACAATGATTTCTATTTTTGATCTGTTTCATGATGAACGTCGTTATGGGTGGGTTGTGGATAAACGTTACGACTGGATTAACTTACTTCACAAAATGGAAAAGAATAATCCACGCCGTTTCGAAGAATTTAAGTACTCTAAAGAAACTTTATATCATTACCTAGATAGAATACAGCAAGAACAAAATTTGTACGACTAAATTGATGAATAAGAAAATTATTAAAGTAATTCAAAGAGATAAATCTTTGATGAATTTAACTTGGGTAGTTAATAATATATGTAATAATAAATGTTCATACTGCGTACCAGATTTAAATAGTGGTATGGGACACCACTATACTTGGGAAAACGCACAAAAATTTTTAGAAAAATTATTTGAAAAGTATCCAAAAATTCATTGTTCAGTAAGTGGAGGTGAACCAAGTATTAGTCCTTTTTTGCCAGATTTGGTGAAAATGTTCAATTCTTCGGGCAATACTATAGGTACAACCAGTAATGCATTTAAACCAATAGAATATTGGGAAGACATCTCAAAATATTTGTATTATATTTGTTTTTCGTATCATCCAGAGTTCCCTGTTAAAAACTTTAGAGAAAAAGTAATTGCTGCCAGTTTGAATACTTATGTAACTGTAAGAGTGATGATGCTTCCATCTAAGTGGGAACACTGTGTAGAAGTATTCAATTCTTTAAAAGATATTGATACTCTTCTTATAGAACCTGTTAGAATTTTAGATTGGGGTGGTAAAAATAGAGAAGCCCATGTTTACACCAAAGAACAATTAGATTGGTTTGAACGTGAAGAAATTATGGAAGCACATAATAAAATGATATCCCATTTAATGGAAAGGGGAGAATCAGTGGAACTACAATCCACATTTATACTTGATGATGGATCTATTTTATCTGGTAAAAATGCAAATCCCGTACAATTTATTAATTACGGTATGACCAATTTTGAAGGATATGTTTGTGAAATTGGATTAAAAAGTTTATTTGTACATTATGATGGAAAAATACAATTAGGAAACTGTATGGTTGGTGGGATTATTGGAGAAATTGAAGACTTTGAAAATATTAAGTGGCCAACTTATCCTGTTATCTGCAACAAAACCTTATGTCATTGTGCCACTGACGTTAATATTAGTAAATGGGCAATAAATTATACTGAATACATACAATGAACTTTACTAGAGAACACTGTCAATTGATTTACACAGCAGTTAGAAGTCATCAAGACAAATATTATTATGATCGTCAAACCTGGGCCCAATGCAACGAGGTTCTTGACGAACTCTATAAATTGGTCTATACTCAAAGACAAGAACAACCCACTTAATCATGGTTATTGCAACAACTGAAAAGTTTCCACATTCCGGTTTTCCATTTCGTCTTGATTTGAAAGAAGGAAAAGACAACCGAATTTGTTGGTTTGAATGTAAAGTTCATGTGGATAAATTTATTCAAAAACATAAACTTAAAAAGAAAGATTATACTTTAACTATTTCGAAAGAGGTATAGATGCAAGAATTTGAATGGATTGACGATTGTTTTCGAGTAGAAGAACAGAAGTGGGGAACTTGGAGGTCTTATGACACAGAAGGAAATGGAGTCATTACTTCTCTTCACAGGGAAGAATGTATCGCAGCTACTCGTTGGTATTTAAAAAATAAACAGGAAGGTTTTGTTGAAAATGATGTTAAATATGAGGGGGTTGTAGGAGGAAAACTCTGATGTACGTTCCACAGGTTAACGATTATGTAATCTGGAATGATGGAAAAAGTGTAGAGGGTTGGGTCTATTTTAAAGACGATGAGTATGTAACAATTGAAGTTTGCGTAAGACCTAAAGATTGTATAAATTATGAAGCTTGCAACTTACATCGTAATGAAAGACTTCTTGTATTATGTTATAAAAACCGATGGAAGGAATTAGTGTATGTCAGATCAAGAGAATCAGTATATGAAGAAACAGAAAACTGTATGGCGATGGTGGGCTAAAGCACTTGGAGAAAAAGCATCTAAATGTGACCGAGAATCTGATACTGTTGCTCGCATACGCACCTTTATTTTTATTACTTACTTAGTCACTAACTGTTTTATTGTGGCCGGGGTAATCCGACACTGGAATGATACTTCTCCAGTCATTCATATTGAAATTAAACCGGAAGATGGATCACAACTCCCAGAAGTCTAATAGTACTATACCACTTATAATCGTTTTAGTCATTCTTTTTTTGCTTGACTTATCAATTATAGGTGGTATACTATATAAGGGACATGCAAATTTTATCGAATTATTTAAACATTTAAACCATGGCTAAAAGAACTTACACAATTCAAAAAAAAGATCCAACACACAATCAAGTATGGGAATGGAATGAAACTCCAGAACTTATTCAACTCCTTAAAGAACTACACACAAACAAGCCCACACCCAGCATTGGACCCAACAACTCCCTGGTATGATTGGTTGTGTTATTGCGAAATCTGCGAAAGTTTAGGTCCCCTCCCAGGTCAACCTTCTCTTCGCAGATTTATGTCATATAGGAGATACTTAAAAGAAGTAGGTGTATTATGATTACAACAAATTGGTTCCAGAGAAAATGGGGATTTGAAGATACTGTTTTGATCGATGAGCTTTATTCCCGAATCGTTGATTTGGAACAAAGAGTTAGAGTTCTTGAAGAAGAAAATGTAAGTACTACTAACGAATTGTATCGCATGGAGAATTCTTTGGATGCTCGTATAGATATTATTGCAGAACGTTGTGGAATTAGTTACGATGTATGAACTTGATGACTTTGAAAAAGCCCTCGCTCATTTTGGTACACGGGTGGATATCATTATTGCTCTTGAAATGGGTGGAAAAATTGATGGCATATCTGCCTATAAAGAAATCAAAGCAGAACTTAAAGAACTTAAACGAGCAAAGAAACAATACGGTAAGGATATGTAATAAATGTGGTGAAACCAAACCACTAACTTTAGATTATTATCAACCCGTAAAATCCTTTAAATATAATTTCAGTTATTATTGCAATGACTGCAATAAACCAAAACCTAAAGAATAATATTTTTAAAGACCCCCCTAACACATTGACTTATAAATATTCTAAACGCAGGTAATAGTTTGGTATACTTATGGCTACATTGACATCCAGTGGAATAAGATTTGCAAGTACTCCAGTAGTAGATGAATTAAATTCAAAGAGAGGAATTTTTCCTACTGGCACTGCTTGGGTTTTTTATCAAGGTTCTGCTCCTACTGGGTGGACTAAAGATACAAGTCTAACAATTAATGATAAAGCACTTAGAGTTGTAAGTGGAACTGGTGGTGTTTATGGGGGAACAAATGGTTTTTCTGTAATTATGAATGGATTTAATGTTGGTGGTGGATCACTAACAAGTTCAAATGCTACAGGAGGAACTCAATTATCACTTCCGCAAATTGCTTCTCACGACCATCCGAATAGTGGTACTGGGTTGAATGCAGTTCCAACATTAAACAATCCGGATGGAGCCTTTACTGGATGGAATGGTGGTGATGTAGCTAGAAGTTCTGGTTGGACTCGAACTTCTCCTGGGTTTGGGGATGCTGGAACTGCACCAGTTGGTGATAATCACATACACCCTTTTAGTGGAACTGCACCAGTTCCCACTCAAAACGTATCTATGCAACCTACTTACATGGATGTTATCGTCTGTACTTTCGATGGATAAATACTTTAAATAACATCTGTAGTTTACATCATATAAAATGGCTAAATTAACAGCGTCGGGAATAGTTTTCAGTGATTCTACAATTTTAAATTCGAAATACGGAATTGTTCCACAAAACTCAGTATCAATATTTTATCAAGCCTCTGCTCCTACTGGCTGGACTAAAGATACAACTCATAATGACAAAACACTCAGAGTAGTTAATGGAACCGGAGGAGTTTCTGGAGGAACTCAACCATTTACTACTGTGTTTCCCAACTCTGTTAGAACATTTTCATCTCCAAATATTCCTGTGACAGGAACTGTGGGTAACACTACACTGACAACTGCTCAGTTACCAAGTCACACACACCCTAATGGTGGTTCTGTTGGATTAACTCCAGGTGGAGGTGATGTTGCTTTTGGAGCTGGATGGACTAGAACTTCCCCACTTACTGGTAGTGGACCTGCTCTTGGGGGTGGATCTCATGCACATCCTTGGTCTGGTACAGCCCAATGGTTTCTAGATGTGGATCTTAGAATTCAATATATAGATGTTATTCTTTGTAGTTTTGCTTAATTTGTGGTAGAATATGTAAAAATATTTTTGATTATATGAAAAAAAACGAATCTGGTAATTTTTGTCCTCTTATTAAAAAAGATTGTGTAGAACATAAGTGTTCATGGTATACACATGTAAGAGGTATGAATCCAAATACAGGACAAGATGTAGATCATTGGTCGTGTGCTGTAACTTGGATGCCCATGTTAACAATTGAAAATTCTCAACAACAAAGGCAAACTGGTTCCGCTGTGGAGTCATTTAGAAATGAAGTCGTTAAATCCAATGATGAGAATAGACAACTATATATTGATATGATTCAACAAAATGGTATATTGCCAGTAAATATAACTTCTTTGACTAGTACACATACCTTACCCGAAAATTCAGGAGAATAAATCATGAGATTAACGATCATTCCATCAGACGGTTCCGTTTATATGGATGGATCTGGGTACACCAACATAGATCTAACTTGGATTCCTAAAATTGATGGAAAAAAAGTTCATGCAGTTCAATGGTTCGATGGTGAAGGTGAAATTGAGTTTGTTGGTCCTGATCAAAATTTAAAAATTAATGAATTGGGTGCATTTGAAAAAGCAGTTGATTTGTGGAATGAAAGAAAAGAAGAGGAAGATATTCTTCGTCAACAACAATTAGAAGATGAGGAAAGACGTAGAAAACAAGAAGAAGAACGTGTAAAATCTCAGTTTCTTTCCTTTGATGAGGATGAACTTGGATTGGATATTGATAATTTTGATGATCTTGTTGATGGGATCCCAAAAGCATATATTCCTCCTACATCAACACATATGCCTCCTGTAGAGCCTTTAATGTCAACGGAGAAAGTTGAAGAAGATGAGGAAGATGAAGATCTATTCTACGATATTGAAGAACTTTTAAAAGAAATTTGAGTTTATATTGTTAAATGAATAAAAAATTAATTGAAAACAATTATATTGTGTTGCCAAATTTTATTTCAAAAGATAGAGCTATTAATCTTTCTTTTGAATTTTTAAATCATTGCAAAGAAAACAATTTATTGGGAGACAGTCAAGCGCCAAATTCATACTCCCATTATAATTACATTTCATTTCTGGAGTTACTTTGTGAAAAAACTCCAGAAATTTCTTCTGCAATTGAAGAAACTGTTTTACCTACTTATACTTATGCCAGAGTATATAAAAACAAAAGTGAATTATTGCGTCATACCGACAGAGATGCTTGTGAAATATCTTTAACTTTACATTTGCACGGAGATTCTACTTGGCCCATATGGATTGAAACTCCATCTGGAGAACAACGTTCCGTTGATTTGAATCCAGGTGATGCTATGATCTACTTGGGAAAAACTGCTCCTCATTGGAGAGATCTTTATGATGGTGAATATTATACCCAAGTATTTTTGCATTATGTGAGAAGTCGTGGAGATTGTTCTTATTCATATTTTGATAAAGTTAATGAAACTACCAAACCAACTGTTGAAGAACCAGTTATTGAGAAAAAGATAGAAACAAAATCAACCTCACCCAAAAGTAAAAAATCTTTAGAAGATTATATTTTTACACTAGATAATATTGTTCCAAAAGAATTATGCGATAGAATTATAAAGGAATATCGTGAATGTAGTTTTTGGACTCCAACTAGCGTGGGGAATGGAAATGTAGATGATCAAATTAGAAACTGCGATGTCATTAATATTTCTGAAGATACAGTACTTCAGAAAAATTTTGATGTAAGAAAGAAAATAGATGAAGATTTTTATATCTGCGCTTCAAGAGCAATAAATGAGTATAGGAAATTATTTCCCGAAGTTGCATCAGATATTGATACTGGATATGGATTACTAAGATATAAAAAGGATCAGTTTTATATTCAACACACCGATTCATTTCAACAACAACAGAGATCAGTAAGTTGTTCTTTTCTTTTGAATGATGATTATGAAGGTGGGGAGTTTGCATTTTTTGATAGAGAAATTGTCATAAGTGGATCAAGGGGATCTATTGTAATGTTTCCTTCTAATTTTATGTTCCCTCATGAAATTATGCCTGTAACATCTGGAACTAGATATTCAATCATTACCTGGTATGTCTAATAAACTTGAAGGAATTCCGAGTATTTACTATCTAAATTTAGACTCCGAATTAGATAGAAGAAAATATATGGAAAGACAATTCGAAAAGTGGAATCTCACTAATATAAGAAGGTTTTCTGGATCACAATACTTGGCAGAAAATTATGAAGATTGGAAAAGTATTTTACATTTTCCTCATAAAATTACGGGAAAAAATCACCAATTAACGGCTTCCATTACACTTTCTACTCTTGAAATGATTCGACATTGGTTAGAAACTACCAATGAAAAACATTTAATTTTAATGGAGGATGATTATGATTTAGACTTAATTGAACACTGGCACTTCGATTGGGAATATTTAATGAACAATATCCCATATGATTGGGACTGCATTCAGTTGGGATATGAGTCATCTCTTTTCGTTAGATTTTTTCTTCATCCTAAAGATGAAACAAGTGCATATGGACCAATTCTAATTAATAGACACTTTGCTCAAAAGTTAATTAATTTACATTATGTAAAAGAAAAGTACATGTTAATTAGAAAATACGGAGGTTATCCATACAATACTGGTTACCGAGTTGTTTCATTAGATAGTTTCATTTGTTTTTTGGGGAAGACATATCAACTTCCTTTAATAACTCAAAATCCACATTTAGATAAAGTACCAAAGAAACATCATTTTCTTTGCAGAGATATGTATTATGATTGGTGGCAGAACAAAAGAGATAATTTTTCTTTGGAAGATTTTTTTTCTTATGGAAAGAATAATGATTATGAAATGACTATAAAAGTAAATTCTCAATGATAATTAATTCTAAATTAGAAACTCTTCCCCCAATATACTACTTTAATTTAGATCAAAGAACAGATCGTAGAGAATACTTAGAAAAACAGTTCTCTGAGTATGGAATAACAAATTACTATAGAATTAATTCTTCTAGATATTCAGTAGATAATTATAAAGAATGGAAATCTAAAGTAGTAATTGATAAACTTAGAACACAAGTTTGGTTTCTTGCTACTTTAATTGACAGAATGCATGGCATAATTGACTGGTATAATTCCAATGTCTCCGAAACTTGTTTAGTAATTGAGGATGATTTTTCTCTAGAACCAGTTGAATATTGGAATTTTGATTGGAAAACTTTTGTTAGTAATTTGCCTTGTAATTGGGAATGTATTCAACTTCATATCATTGGAGAAAAATTTGTTAGGATGAACCTGTCCAATTGGACTAGAAATAATCATTCTACTGGTTGCATACTTATTAATAGATCATATGCACAAAAACTAATTAAACTTCATTACATAGATAATCAATTTAAATTATATTCTAATTATGGATATAACAAAAATTGGCCAGAATATCATTATCAATCTGTAGATTTTGTTTTATATCAGATAGGAGTAACATACTCCATTCCAATCTTTACTACTAACTATAATTTCATAAGTGATGGATTCAGGAATGGAAATATAAATCATATGTCTAAAAATTGTGATATTCTGGTTTTGGATTGGTGGAAAAATAGATCTCCAAATTATACTTTAGATGATATTTTTTATCTAAATTCACTTAGAAGAAAAGAATTAACTATAGAAGTAAATCATGAATTTGAAAGATAAATTACGAGGTTTTCCTCCTATTATTTTAGCAACAATTGACGAGAGAAAAGATAGACATGAATATACTGAAGCTCAGTATGATTATTGGGGCATAAAAAACTATACAAAAGTTTCCGGATCTAAGTACCAACTTGCAACATATGAAGAGTGGAAAGATCTAGTTATTTTAAATCCATTTGATGAGGATTATCGAAGAAAAAATCATCACATTGCAGAAATTTCCATAACTCTTGCTCATCTAATTAATATCAAAGATTGGTTAGAAAAAACTAATGATCCGTATGTCGTCATAATGGAGGATGACTATGACCTTAGTTTTATCGAACACTGGCACTTCGATTGGGAATATTTGATGAACAATATCCCATATGATTGGGATTGTATTCAGATGAGTTTTGAGAATGAAGAGTGTGTTCCTTGTTTTCTACATCCAATTTTACCCAAACATGATAGTGGGGGTTCTTTAATTAATAGAAGATATGCGGAAAAAATTATAAATCTTCATTATAAAGACGGTAAATTCGATCTATCGCAAAAAATTTCTAATTATAAGTGGTCAAGTAAAGGAATTGCTACTTATGAGGGATTGGGGATGCCAAACTTCACTACAGATTATTTTCTTGGACATAACGGAAAGACCTATTGTTTACCTTTGTTTTCTGTAAATCAAGATCTCGGTAGTTGGGCTCAAGACATTTGTAGAAAAGAAGAAAGAACTGATTTGGAATTTTCTTACAAAGCTTGCCAAAAATGGTGGACAGAACTTAGAGATGAGTATACTTTAAAAGAATTCTTTACTTATGGTAAGCTAAATGATAGAATAATTACACCAGAAGAATTAGATAAATGAATTTAGGTAATAAACTAAAAGGTCTCCCACCTATTAGGTTACTAACTCTTGATGAACGACCGGATAGACAGAGATACGCTGAGATTCAATATGATTATTGGGAGATAAAAGATTATACTAAAGTATCCGGATCGAAATATCAATCTTCAACATACGAAGATTGGAAACATTTAGTTATTTTAAATTCACTTGATGATTACGAAAGAAAAAATAACCACCTTACGGACGTTAGTATTGCTCTTTCATATTTACTGACAATAAAGGATTGGTTAGAAACAACCAATGAAAAACATTTAATTTTAATGGAGGATGATTACGATCTATTTTTCATTGAATATTGGCATTTTGATTGGGAATATTTGATGAATAATATTCCGTATGATTGGGACTGTATTCAAATGAGTTTCGAAAATCCGAATGCAATTCCTTGTTTTTTGCATCCTATCTTGTCTGGTCATTGTGTTGGGGCTTCTTTAATCAATAGAAGATATGCAGAAAAATTAATGTCCATGCACTATAAAGATGGGAAATTTGATTTATCTCAAAAAATTGGTAATGATCAGTGGTCAATGACTCCCAATTTTACTGTAGATTATTTTCTTGGTCATAATGGAAAAACTTATTGTTTGCCTTTAATCTCTGTAAATCAAAACTTTGGTAGTTATGCTCAAAATATTTGCAGAAAAGAAGAAAGAACTGATCTAGAATTTTCTTACAAAGCCTGTAAAAAATGGTGGACAGAACTCAGAGATGAGTATAGTCTAGAAGATTTCTTTACCTATGGTAAACCAAATGATAGAATAATTACACCAGAGGAATTTGAAAATGTTTGAGTACGTTACTGAATTTGAGAATCAAATTGCAGAGTTTTTTGGAGCTCCTTATGCGGTAGCTACTGATTCGTGTACTCATGCTCTAGAACTTTGTTTGAGGCACACTCAAGAGGATTACATTACAATTCCCACAAGGACTTATGTTTCAGTTCCGATGACTTGCATGAAACTTAGGTTAGACTGGAGCTGGAGAGAAGAAGAGTGGAGTGATTATTATTACCTAGGATTCACAAATATCATTGATGCCGCTGTTCTGTGGGGAGAGAATACATATATTCCTGGCACATTCATGTGTTTAAGTTTTCAGTTTAAGAAACACTTAAATCTTGGAAGGGGTGGTGCAATCTTGTTGCAAAATAAAGAGGATTATGATACACTTAAAAAAATGTCTTATGATGGTCGTGATCTCAGTCGTCCATGGGCTGAACAAGATATAGATACCGTAGGGTATCATTACTACATGACTCCCGAGGTGGCCAAAATTGGTATTGATTTACTAAATGAGCGGAAAAAAACTCCCGGTAAAAAATGGAGCCATAAGGATTACCCTGATTTAACACAAATGTCGGTATTTAAATGATTAGTCATATAGAACCTAACTGGGACATTGAAGATTTTTATAATCTTGATTATATTTTATCTACCCATAAAGATGAAGATTTAGTGAATCAATATTTAAACTCTGGTCATAGTAGAGAAAAACTATCTATGTATAAGTACCAGTTGCCAAATCCTATGCCTGGGTGTGTTTATGACTATATCATCCCACAGTTTACTTTTTTGGATAAAGTAGCTGCTGCCGTTAATTACTTCAAACCTGGACAATACCTTCCTCTTCATACGGATTTGTATGGTAAGTATATCGAAATAAATGATATTACATCTGAAAATGTAATACGATGTATGGTTATGTTGGAAGATAATTCACCAGGACAAATCTTACAGATTAACGATGTCGCACATTGTACATGGAAATCCGGAGATTGTTTTTACTGGAATTATGATGAGATACATGCATTTTATAATTTCAGTATGAAAGATCGATATGCAATTCAAATTACTGGGATTTTAAAATGAAAAGTCAAAATGAATGGGGTAAATTAAAAAAAGTAATAGTCGGAGTTGCGGACTATGCAAGAGTTCCAGAAATAGATTTAAGTGTCCGTACAATTAACTATGCGGATAGGGAAGACGTTTCGGATGTTCCTGTTGGACTTTATCCTCAACAAGTTATAGACGAAGCAAATGAAGATCTAGAAACTTTTGTTAAGTTTTTACTAGGGGAAGGTGTAGAAGTTGTAAGACCGAAAAGAACTCCTACAGATTACTACAATTTTTGTCCAAGAGATGTAGTCTTCACCCATAAAGATTTGACTATTGTTACTCCGATGCCATTGGAGTGCAGAAAAGATGCATGGAAGCCTTTAATTGATCGTCTAGGCACTACTATTGTTGTTCCATGTAAATATCAAGAAGACCTCTACAATGAAGATTGTGTTGGGGATAAAGATACTCTTGCACTTACAGAAGTTACTCCTGCATTTGATGCAGCAAACGTCATTCGTGCAAATGATGATATTTTGTATCTTGTATCTAATAGTGGAAATGTTGCAGGAGCTAATTTGCTCCAAGAAATGCTTAAAGATCGTGCAAAAGTGCATCTTCTTCAGGGTGTTTATAGTTATATGCACATAGATACTACGATTGCATTTCTTCGTGAAGGATTGATGTTATTAAATCCAGAAAGAATTAAATCTGTAGATGTTCTTCCAGAACCTTTTAGAAATTGGGATGTAGTTTGGTGCCCAGAACCAGTAGATATTGGTTATTATCCAGGTTATAACCATTCTTCAGAATGGGTTAATATGAATCTTTTTAGTGTAAATCCAAATCTAGTTGCTTTGGAAGAACATCAAGAACCAACTAGAAAAGAACTAGAAAAACATGGTATAGAGTGTGCAATGCTTCCTATGAGACACGGAAGAACATTAAGTGGTATTTTTCATTGCGTTACATTGGATCTTGAAAGGGAATAGTGGACTTAGAGAATAAACTCAAAGACCTTCCTATGATCTATTATATAAATTTAGATCATAGAACGGATAGAAAAAAATGGATGGAATCCCAATTTAATCATTGGGGCATAAAAAACTATCGTAGAGTTCGTGCATCTAAGTATCATGTTTCAAAATATGATGAGTGGAAAAATGTAGTTGTAGAGAAAGAAATTCTAGAATGTCTATCTCTAATGTCAGTTGCATTAAACAATATAGAAACAATTATCAATTGGTATGATGAATATGTTTCCGAAACTTGTATCATCATGGAGGATGATTTATCATTAGCTAATATAAAGTATTGGAATTTTGACTGGACTTATTTTCAAAATAATCTTCCGGAAAATTGGGAAATTATTCAACTTTATTACTGTACTACCTATCAACAAGATGGGTTATCAGTTCCTATGTTTTTACACAAAAGATATGACGCTGGTTCTGCAGCTGCATATTTAATAAATCGATCATACGCAAAAAAAGTTAAAGATTTATTATATCGTGATGGTAAGTATAGGTTGACTTTTTCAGATAATTCATATCATAGAAAGTATAGTAAAGAACATATCATACAAGATGATGTTTTGTTTGATATGGGGATCACTTATTCGGTTCCTCTTTTCAATCTCAATATCAATTTAGGTGGCGATAATCAACAAAATAATCATAAAATGTTTCCCATAGATATACTTTGTAGTAAACTAATACAAGATTGGTGGAAAAATTATCACCATAACTTCACCTTAGAAGATTTTTTTACTTATGGTAAACCACATGATCATAAAATGACCATGAAAGTAAAAATGGAAGATTTGCAAAAATTTTTAGAAAAATGTTAATATTAAGTGTTCATTTGGGACATGATTCCTCAATATGTGTCTTCGATAATGGTAGTATAGAGAAATATTTTTTACTAGAAAGATTTACAGGGAAAAAACATGATTATGATGAAAAACTAATATTAAAATTAGTTAATAGTATTTGTAGTAAATTTAATATAGATGTACTCTGTATATCTAATTTCAATACACACGATGAGATAGTAACAGAAATTTTTGAACAATGTAAAAAATATAATCCAAATGTAAAAATAGTGATGCAATCGGATCACCATTTGAATCACGCTTCTCTTGCTTTTTATAATAGTGGTTTTGATGAGAGTCTCGTTGTTGTCGCTGATGGATCTGGATCAACAATAAAAGATAATCTAGTAGAAGTGGAAAGTGTTTTTTCATTCAATAGAGAAAAGAATGATTTAATTTATAAAAATATTGTGGAAAAATCCTCTTTTGGTGTAGGTAAATTATATGATATTGCAGCTGTATTGATTGGAAATACTCCAGATGATTGTGGAAAAGCAATGGGTCTTGCATCTTATGGGTCTTCAAATAAATTATTTCAAAATCTGTTCTTAGAGAAGAAATGGAATATAGAACCTATAAAAAAGGTAGAAGTAGATAATTATAAATTACACGCAGATTTTTGTTATGAAGTTCAACAACAAACACAAAAAGTAATTGGTGATTTAATAGAAGATTCTATAGAGAAGACGGGAATTCAAAAGGTCTGTATTTCTGGTGGTTATGGCATGAATATCGTTGCAAATTACTATTATTTGCAACGATTTCCTGATGTGAAATTTTACTTTGAACCATTGTGTAACGATAATGGTGTAAGTATAGGTGCCGCAATGAATTCATATTTTAAATTAACAAATAAAATTCCAAATTCGATTCAAACAACTTCTTTCCATGGATTAGATTATGAAGTTTCTCCATATAAAGGTATAACAACTACAATAAAAGGTATTGCTAATCTATTAAATCGGGATAAATCTATTGCTGTTTATACTGGCTTTGCGGAATCGGGTCAAAGAGCTTTGGGTAACCGTTCCATATTTTTTAATCCTTTAAATCTAAATGCAAAAGATATTGTAAATCAAATCAAAAAAAGAGAGTGGTATAGACCTTTTGCTTGTGTAGTATTGGAAGAAGATGCTAATATTTACTTAGATATGGGTAGAATTAAATCAAGTCCATTTATGACTACGTGTTTCCCAGTAAGACAGGAGTATGTTAAAATAATACCAGGAGTAACTCATGTGGATAATACATGTAGAGTTCAAACTGTTTCCAAAATAGATGGTTATTTGTACAAACTTTTGCAAGAGTTTAAAACTCTATCTGGACATGGAATACTTTTGAATACTAGTTTTAATTTAGCGGGAAACCCTTTAGTAGAGACTCCATCAGATGCATTGAATACTCTAAATAATTCGTCCTTAGATTATCTTTGGTTTGAAGAAACACAACAATTACTTAGTAGATAAATGGATAACAAACAATTACATGAATCTGGTCTAAACATTATACAAAACTCCGATGGATCTTATGCATTTGAATGGGATCCTAAAGATGAGCGTTGGTCATGGTTGAATGGCTTGACAGATGAACAGATTAAGACTATTATAGAGGAATCCGTTCAAACAAAACAACTTTTAGAGAATATTTCAAATGAACTTGGACTCGAATAAGATTTGGGAAGTAATGAATGATCTTGAGATGGTAACATCTAAAGTTTGTTCTGCTCGTGAGATTGTTGATGTTGTTATAGAATCAATTCAAAAACGTGATTATGAGAAAGCTGAATCAATGGCTGCGGCTGCATATGAGTTTCTTGGATATTATCTGAGTGAATTTGATGATAAGTTTAAAAAAGCTTGGAATGAAACTGTAGTCAAACAAAAAGAAGAGGATCCTTGTATGACTCCTTGGGGACATAGTGACCTTGAATATCTCGTGAATAAAAATAAATCTCTTTCTTGTGATGGAGACGATCCATCACAAGAGTGTCAAAGTGCTTGGACTGATTTTTGGGTAGAGAATTCTTATCCAGAAGAACATTCTGAACATTATTATGATTATACTAGAAATGATCCTGATCGACCGAATCCTTTTGTAGATAAAGTTGTAAAATGGTCTCTTCCTGTGGAACTTGATGGTTTGACTGGAGATTATATGGTTAATTTGCCCGATGATCTCCTAGAAATAGCAAACCTGAAAGAAGGAGATCGAATTGAATGGGTGGATCAAGGTGATGGTTCGTATCTTTTTAGTAAGGTAACACGGACACTCGAAACGGGTGAGTGTTAATGTTCGAGATTCTCACTTGTGGGTATAATATTTTTTGTCATTTTGATAACATCAATGATTTAAATAGACCAAAGTATCCACCAGATGTTGTACAACTTTGTCAATACTTTGAAGATCAAAAATCAGAACTTCCAGATTATTGCAAATGGCCGGATAAACCTTTTATACCAAGACGACGGAGTGAATTTTAATGGCATTATCTGAATCAGTAGAAACTAGTCTAAGGGAAGCAGAACAATCTTTGCGTAATGCACTGGCTTATGCAGCTCGTCAAGAAAAACCATTTGTCGCTAAACATATATCAGAAATGATTATGAACATCGACAATCTTATTTCTACAGATAAACTAATGGATAAATTGGAAGAAAGGATGAGTGGTGAAGATGATACCAAGCGTGGCCGTTGGGGTCCTTTTGGATCTTAACTAGATAGTGGTAGATCATAATAAAGGTCATGAATGAGTTACCAATAGAACCATATAAGACAATATTGGTTTTAAATTCTAGTTATGAACCAATAAATTTTACAAATTGGAAAAGAGCAATAGTTCTTCTTTTAAAAGAAAAAGCACAAGTTCTTTCAAGTAGAGTAATTAGACTTCTAGATTATGTAAAATTACCTTTGTCTAAAATTATGAATATCAGTCCATCTCGTTCTATGATTTACAAGAGAGATAACAATACTTGTCAATATTGTGGATCAAAATCCAAACTTACTATAGATCATGTTATTCCTCGTTCAAGAGGTGGGGATGATTCTTGGGAAAATCTTGTAGTTGCATGTAGTTCATGTAATACTAAGAAATCTAATATGTTTCTTGAACATACGGGGATGAAACTTACCAGAAAACCAAGAGCTCCTATTAATAAGATTCTTTTTGACTTAGAAAGAACTAACGTTGAAGAATGGAGACAGTATCATTATGACTAAACAACAACCCAACGAATTTGGCAAAGCACTACAAGAATGGTGGGATTCTGATGCTTGCAAACAACTTCAAAAAGATAATGAAGAGGCAAAGCAACGAGCAGTAGGAAAGTATTTTATGCTTTCTGAAGGTGACAAATGTGATATGGTACAGGCAATCTGTTACATTATGTGTAAGGCAGAAGAGGAAGGAACTTCTCATCGTGGTCTTCAAGATGCACTTGGAATCTATCCTGCTGGTTTCTGGGTGGATCACCTAATGGAAGTTCATAATGCTCTCTGGTCTTACTATCATGACCAAAAGAGAGAAAAAGAACTCAAAGATGATCTTGAGTCGCTTGAGAATTTTATTAAGTAGTGTAACGCAATCCCGAAGAAAATATTAAGTTTATAGATAGTCATATAAGATCGTGTTAGAATTTGAACACAATCAATGGAGGTTTAATGACTTATTCGCAACCCAAGAATACTGAACTAACAGATTCTGAATGGAAAGAATTGGTTGCACTTAAAGAAGCTATTAATGAAAATCCTGCATCCGTACATCCAGAAAAGATGGAATTATTTACCGAACTTCTTGTTCGTTCTTGGGATGCAAAATGCGATCCTCCCGACATGACAAAATGGCGCAAAGGTCATCCAATGGAAGAATAATATTGACTTAATGTTGGATAGGGTGTATGATTGCACAAATGAGTATGAAATAGAACTCTAAATATTACGAACTACGACAAAACGAAATGCAATGAGATTTATTGTTTATTCTAAACCAGAGTGTCCTTATTGTTTTAAAATTAAAAAAGTCTTAGAACTTTGTGGTAAAGAGTTTATTGTCTATAATTTGGACGAACACTTTACCAAAAAACAATTTTATAGTGAATTCGGAGATGGTTCTACTTTTCCACAAGTTGTAGTTGATGATAAACGTCTGGGTGGTTGTACTGATACTATTCAGTATTTAAAAGAACTTTTACTCATTTAGTTTATGAGTAAGTCTCGTGAGCTATACATAAATAGAGGTGTGGAATTATTGTTAAGAAAACGGAGGAGAAAACCTGAAGAACCAAAAACATTTCAATTTAGTTTTGGTAAGATGGTTACTCTCCTCAAGCGAGAGATAAACATCTATTTCGAATTTTCATTTGATATAAAAAAGAAGTAAATCTCTCGGAGGCAGATCCATGACAGCACCATTAGTTGCCATCTTTTGCATGGTATCTTTCATGTTCTTGATTGTCGGTGGTATAGTTGGGTGGTTATGGAAAGAACATGTGGTTTTCTCCACTCCACAACAAGTATTCGCACATCCAGAAATGTTTGATAATAATGGAAATCTTATTCCAGACGAAGTAATTGCAGTACGATTTGAAAATAGCTATGACGACTACGACGAAGAAGACGACGACTAGTAGAAAGACTTCTACAACCGCAAAAAAGACTACTACTAGTAGTAAACCTGAAACAAAACCAGTTGCAGAGAAAATTCAACTAACACCAACTTCTTATGTTCATGAGATTTTTGCAGCAGTGGTTGCAGAAAGAACTAAGGATAAGAAGATTGGTATTCTTCGACAATACAATGAGAATTTTCTCAAGTCTCTGTTGATTTGGAATTTTGATGATTCTATTCAATCAATTCTTCCCGAAGGTGAAGTTCCAATTCAACAAAATGAGAATGCTGAAAAATCACCCTCTTCAAATATTCGTAAAGAATGGAGTAAGTTCTATAACTTTGTGAAAGGTGGTAATGATGCGATGAACAAACTCCGTAAAGAAACTATGTTCATCAATATTCTTGAATCTTTTCATCCTGGAGAGGCTGAAGTTTTGTGTCTTGTGAAGGATAAAAAATTACAAACTAAATATAATATTACCAAAGAACTTGTTTCCGAGGCTTATCCTGATATTCTGTGGGGGAATCGTTCTTGATATGTCAGTGAACATTATTCATGGAGATTGTGATCCATCTGCTGCCAAAAATCGTGATCTACCAAGAAACTCATACTTGGTATCATATGGTGTAGATGATGAAACGCAATATGATGTGGTTCAATCTGGATCACAATATGATATTTTTAATTATTACTGGGACAAGTATAGAGATGTGAGAGGTATTAAATGGACGGAAGGAACGATCAATCCAAAAATGTGGAACTACCAACCGCCGGAGAGGAAGAAAAAAAAGTAATCTCAGGTGATATGAACGTTGAGATGAATCTTGACGCAATCAAGGAAGTGAGAAAACAGTATAAGAAAATTAAAAGATACATGAGATCTTCTATTTACACAGTAGCCATGATGGACGGAAGGGAACAAATCGTGAGTCGTTTACTTAAGGATCAGGAGGACAATCCTACTTAAATGGGCAAACACTATCTTCTAAATCTCTTTGGATGCTCATTCGTTTTGTTAAACGATGAGCATTATCTTATGGAACTCTTAGAACAAGCTGCAGCTGCAAGTGGTGCAACTGTATGTCAAACTATTTTTAAAAAGTTTGATCCACAGGGAGTTACCGTTTTATGTTTGTTATCTGAAAGTCACATAAGTATTCATACATGGCCAGAAGAAGGTAAAGCTGCTTGCGATGTCTATACTTGTGGAGATTGTGATCCAAAAATTGGTTGTGATATGATTATTGAACAACTATATGCAACAAATCATACACTAAGTTATATTGAACGATAAAATAAATAACACTATATCTGGTAAAATTTATGCTCTCTACACAATATCGTCTTCGACTTGAAGCAATCTGCGAACGAATTGTAAAAGGTGAATCAGTAGAATTAAGTGAAATGATTTGGGCAGAGAAACTTGCCCAAGTAAATAGAAGTGCTGGAACACTTCTCCGCCAAGCAAGACGTAAAGCAGAGAATCCCGACATGCAGGAAGGTGGTTTAGATGATTTTCTGAACCAACTTGATATTGGTGGAGTTGGTCATGAAGGGAAAGGTATCCGTGGATTTGATACAGTAGATGATATTATAGACTTCTTTACTGAAGATAAACCAGATGATTGGAGACAGAGAGATTAAAAATTGTATCGTATTTTACAAACTTATTTGCATATATAAACCAACAGGTCTATAATGACCTCACGTTCATCTGGTTTAACCAGACGGAAGTAAGCCGACTCGGAACGGAACGTTCATCTATGGAAGCACTCATTCTTTCATGTTTACAGGCACAATTAATTGCTGGGAGAGTTCTAAAAGTGAACATTCCCAAACAAGCAAAGAATGATCTCATTTGGGAGATTAAACAGATCTCCCCAAAGGAGTGTAAAATAGACGCAAAAGCCGACTGAAGGAACGCTCTTTAGCCTCAAAATTAAGGAGAAAACCTAATGTCTAAAGTAGTATATCGTGGTGTCGAATATGACACAGAAGTTCGCCGCCATCAACAACAGACACAACAACCACAACAATATAATGAAACATATCGTGGTGTTAAGTTTGTAAAGGAGGAACAAAAATGAATACTTACTTTGTTCGTTACCTCAAGAATAAATCGAAGAGGGAACAGTTTCTTCAAATCGCACAACTGAATATGGCAAAGCAACCACAAGTTGTTTAATGTTCAAGGGAGGTTTACACCTCCCTTTTTTTGTAGTAAAATAGTAGGAGACTATGAATAATCATGGACAAAGAAAGACTTAAATTGATTGTAAGAAATCTGGAGTCACTTGTAAGTGCATTAAAAATGGAGATTTACTCTGATACGGATTCTTATGAACGAGTAAAAGAAAATTTGGACCACATCTCAGATTATGATGAGGTTTTTGACGAAGACTGATACCAAAAAATTGAGGAATTAAATGACTGTAAAACTTATTTCGATTACTCCCGATGCAGAACAAACAATGGCGTATATTGCGCGAGTTTCTAATCCTGCGAATCAAGACAACCAAAACTATGCCAAGTTGCTTGCTTATTGTATTAAGCATAATCATTGGTCTGTGTTTGAACAGTCTTCTATGACTCTTGAGATTGAAACGAATCGTGGTATCGCGGCTCAAATTTTACGACACCGTTCGTTTACATTTCAAGAGTTTTCGCAACGGTATGCAGACACCAATCTATTGAGTTCTGATATTCCTTTGCCAGAACTGCGTAGGCAGGACACTACGAACCGCCAGAACTCGATTGATGACTTGGACGAGGAAAGGGTCTTCGTGATGAATAAGATGATTCAAGACCTGTTTCGTGACTCTCAGGAGGTCTATAACTATCTTCTAGGTCAGGGTGTTGCTAAGGAATGTGCTCGTTTTGTACTTCCTCTTGCAACTCCTACTCGTATTTACATGACTGGTTCTTGCCGTAGTTGGATTCACTATATCAATCTTCGTTCTGCACACGGAACTCAAAAGGAACATATGGACATTGCCCTTGCTTGTAGAGAAGTTTTTAAAGAACAATTCCCATCGGTTTCAGAAGCTCTTGAATGGTGATATATAAAATGCCGCAATAAAAATAATATGTATTATCAAACTAAAGCCATCTCAAAAGATGAAACTTGGACTACATGTACAATAGTAGATACAACTGAAGACAATTATATTGTAGAATATAATGAAGATGGAAACTTCTTGACAAAAGAAATTAAACCAGAAGAACTTCAAAAATTAGATTATTCCGAACTTGAAATCAGTCAATAAAATGCCAGTTTCTATAATATCCGCATGTAAAAATAGAAAAAAACCTTTAGCCATATCTATGGCTTCATGGATGCAATTTGATGAGGTTGATGAGATAATAGTAACCAATTGGAATTCTGATGAACCTATAGATCATTTAACTATACTAAGTAAAAAAGTAAAGATAATTAATGTAAAAAATGAACCATATTTTAATCAACCTCAACCATTAAACTTAGCCGCATCTTTAGTTAAAAGTGACTATATTTTGAAATTGGATTGCGATCATGTACTAAATCCATATTTCAACTTTTTTGATTTTCATGATATTAAAGAAAATTCTTTTATATCTGGATCAAATAAGTTATTGGAAGGAATGGATTTTCATTTTTTACATCCCCTTTGGGGACTATTATATGTAAAGACCGAAGTTTTTAAAAAAGTCGGTGGATATAATGAAAATATGGGTAAGTACTATGCAGTAGAAGATGATGAATTGGCTGTGAGATTGATATCATATGGTCTTAATCCAATACTAATAGATAGTCAAAAATTATCCGCTTTGCATATTCCACATTCCAATAAAGATAGAGTAAAAAATTTCGAATCATTCGAGAGTATAACTAAAATTTTAAGTGAATTTGGGAAAGATTTTCTAGGAGATGATCTTTATACTTATATGTCAAAATTATGTAAAGATAAAAATCACAATGTTTATCCTATATCTGCTAGAATGATGGAAATACTTGACTTGCAGGAGAAGAACAAATACAGTGAGAAAATAGAAATAGATGTAGATTGGTATTCAGAACCACTCTACAAATGGGATATAACCCAAATAAACGATCAAATATATGAAGCAGTTAAGATATGAGTATTTCTATAATATCTGCATGTAAAAACAGAGGTGAGGCTTTAGCCGTATCCATAAGTTCATGGATACAATTTGATGAGGTCGATGAAGTAATAGTAACAGATTGGAATTCTGATATTCCAGTAAACCACCTAACTCGATTAGATAGTAGAATTAAAATTATTACTGTTCCAAGGGAACCATATTTTAATCAACCTCAACCATTAAACTTAGCCGCATCTTTAGTTAAAAGTGACTATATTTTGAAATTGGATTCAGATACAGTTATGAATCCATATTTCAACTTTTTTGATCATCATACTATTGATGATCAATCATTTTTAACTGGTACTGATGAATCATGGCACTTCACTAATTTAAAAGCTGATCCTAAACATGTTTACCAGAACTATAAGTATCTCAAACCTCTTTGGGGTACTTTATACATAACAAGAGAAAATTATTTCAAAATTGGTGGATATAATGAAAACATGAATAAATTTGCAGCTTGGGAAGATACTGAAATATATGAAAGGTTATTGCTTTTAGGTTTGAATCATGTGAATATTAAATTCAATGAAAAAACCCTTTTTTCATTACCACACTTAACTAAAAAAAGAGTGGAAGAGTTCCAAGCTTATAATGAAAACAAATATTTGGAAGTAACAATTAGAGATCACATTAAAAAATATAATAATGTTGATGATGACAATGTTGTACATAAACTAATTCTAGAAAAACATAATAGATTTAATTATAAAAAATTTAAACTAAAAGAAGATAGTAGTTATTATGTAAAACCCGTGGTAGAATGGGATATCCAACAAGTTTCTTCCCAACGTTATATTGCTAAAAAAATACACAATAAATAAATTATACTTGAATTTTATTAATTAAATGGCGACTTATCCTGTTATTAACAACACCACTGGTGAGCAGAAAGAAGTGATCATGAGTGTTCACGACTGGTCTCAGTGGAAGCAAGATAATCCGGACTGGGAGAGAGATTGGAGTGATCCATCTACTTGTCCTGGTTCGGGTGAAGTAGGCGAGTGGAAAGACAAACTCATCTCCAGAAATCCAGGCTGGAATGATGTTCTCACTAAAGCCGGAAAAGCTCCTGGTTCTCGCGTAAAGAAAATCTAAATGGCAAGACAAAGAAAAACATCTAACGGCAACATTGGGATTGGTATGAGCGCAAAACAATTGCGTCGTAAAAAACCAATCAATTCTGAATCTATGGTGGATATTTCTCCACTTACAGACAATCAAAAACTCTTTTTTGATGAGTATAAAAAAGGTAGAAATGTTTTTGCTTACGGTGCTGCAGGTACAGGTAAAACATTTGTAGGTCTTTATCTTGCACTCAAAGATGTTCTTGATGAGAGAACGCCTTATGAGAAAGTTTATATCGTAAGGTCTCTCGTCTCTACTCGGGAAATTGGTTTCCTTCCAGGAGATCATGAAGATAAATCTTCTTTGTATCAAATTCCTTATAAAAACATGTGTAAGTACATGTTTGAGTTGCCTTCAGATTCTGATTTTGAAATGCTTTATGGAAACCTTAAAGGTCAAGAAACTATTTCATTCTGGTCAACTAGTTTTATTCGTGGTACTACTCTCGACAACGCAATTGTATTGGTCGATGAGATGCAAAACTTGAACTTTCACGAATTGGATAGTATAATTACTCGTATCGGTGAAAATAGTAAGATCGTATTTTGTGGTGATGCTACTCAATCAGATCTTGTTAAAACCCATGAAAAAAATGGGATTCTTGATTTTATGAAAATTATTCGTGCAATGGAATATGATTTTTCTATGATAGAATTTGGAGTTGATGATATTGTTCGTTCTGGACTTGTCAAAAACTATATTGTTACTAAATTGTCTTTAGGTATGTAATGTTTGTTCATTTAGATTATTTAAAAGAAGAAGTTGATTTACAAGCAGAAATGATTGAAGGGACTCGGTTTTATCGGGTCCCTTCTGGTAAGTTGTATCCTTCCATCACTTCTGTCACCAGTTTTTATGGTAGACAAAAATTTATTGACTGGCGTAAGAAAGTTGGTGAGGAAGAAGCCAATAAGATCACTAAGGTTGCTACAGATCGTGGTACTAAGTTTCATGATATTGTAGAAAAGTATTTGTTAAATGAAGATATTGACAAATATAAACCACTTCCTGTAACAAAGTTTCTCTTCCTTGCGGCTAAACCATATCTAGATCGTATAAATAATATACATGCTTTAGAAAAGTCACTTTATAGTGACTACTTGGGACTTGCGGGCAGAGTTGATTGCATCGCTGAGTACGAGGGAGAGCTCGCAGTTATTGACTTCAAGACTTCAAAGAAAATAAAACCTGAAGAATGGATTGAAAACTATTTTGTCCAGGAAACAGCATATGCTTGCATGTATTATGAAATGACTGGTATTCCAGTCCAAAAATTGATTACTATTATGGTCGCTGACAATGGAGAATGCTTCGTCTATGAAAAACGCAACAAGGATCACTATATTAAACTTCTTACCAAATACATTAGAGAATACGTCACTCATAAAACAGGAACCCATGCAGAATAACGCTGAAGACGTAAATTCACTTATAAAAGAAAAGTTTCTCTGTCAGTCTAAGTTTGCACAGGATATTGAATATCTAGTATCGACTTCAAAAATCAATTATATTGAAGCCATCGTCACATATTGTGAAGAAAATAGTATTGAATTTGAATCTGTTTCAAAACTTATTTCGAAACCGTTAAAAGAGAAACTTAAATACGAAGCAACTCAATTAAACTTTCTCAAAAAAACAAGTCGTGCTAAATTGATGTTCTGATGACGCCAATAGAGGTATACAAAACGTACCTGGCATTCAAGAATCATTTCACTAAACCAAACTACGATTACTTCCAATATTGCGGAAAGTCCAGAGCTTCAAAGGAATCCTTCAACAAAAGGAAAGATCGTTACTTCTTTGAACGCATGTCTCGACAAAAATCTGATGATGAGATCCGTCAATACTTCTTGGCTAATTTTGTAGAATGTGATGATCCTGCTAAACTTTGGATCGGTGAAATCATTGAGTCAGGTGAAAAAAATTATTCAAACTGGGTGAAAAGATCTCAAAGCCTCTTCTATCTCTTCAAGACAGAGGCTGAGATTTTTATTCACAAGGATAACTTCAATGAATTATTTGAAGTTAATGGATCATCTCACCCAGAAATCCTTAAAAAGTATTTACAAAATGTTATATCCATAGAAACTTTTGTGATCATAGATATGATCCTTAATTTTTCTAAAAAATTTGATAAAAAACTCTTAGATCCTGTGTGGGAATCCGTCAGTTTACGCATCAAAAAATACAAATCATTCCTAAATATTGATAAGGAAAAGTACACACAGACACTAAAGGAGATTGTATTGTGAGTGAATTTTTTCTATCAGAGGGTGAAAAACTTAAACAAATTCTGAATACTGTCAAAAATTTTGTGAGTTCTAATAATAATAGTATTAGATCTACCCAATACTACATATCATTGGGTGATAAAAAACTTCTACAAGTTATTGAAGAAACTTTAAATGATTCTCATATAGATGAGGAACAAAAAAAAGAACATATAGATCTGATGAAAACTTTTTTGGAGAAAAAGAAGAATATTTACTCCCACCTCTCTTCTTCAAATGATCCAGAATCACTTGAAATGAAAAACGCAATTGAAGAAGCTGCTAAATCCTTTGGTTTTACTGGAAATAATACTAATGATATATTTTTATTAGAGTTGGAAAATACTCTAGAAAGACTAGAAAAAAAGGAGATTACATTGTGAGTGGATTTTTTCAATCCGAAATTGTGAGGGAAACCATCAAAGAGATGGAAGAACTTCAAAACCGTATTATTCAAGATACTTTCAAAGCACCGATTATGAGTCGGGAAGAAAAGAAAGATCATGTTGAACTCATGAGAACTTTTCTAGAGAAACAGAAGAACTTATACTTCCGACTCTCACTTTCAGATGACCCAGAAGCACTAGAGATGAAAGAAAGAATCCAAGAAGCTGCAGAGTTTCTTGGATTTAAAGGTAATAATGTTAATGAGTTATTTACCGAAATGGAAAACACTCTCAAAAGACTAGATAAAATCGCAGATATGTAAGATGTCCTATCACTACAAGATCACCTCTCAATATTGTTACCACAATGGTGAAATTGTAGATATGTATTTCATCAATGGAATTCCTTTTACCTTTGATGATATTCCATTAATTATGCAGGAAGATCCTTATATTCAAATAGAAGCGGAAAATAATGAGTATTATACAACAGAGGATATGTATAGGTGGTCAAATTATCTGATTGACGAAATGTGTCATCCACTTCTTTTTGAGTTGGCTCTGGAAAATCCAGAAGAAATGCCGAAAGATTGATACAAATTTTGGCTTGACAACCATTCCTACCCAGTGTAGGATAAAGTCGTCCCAAAGGCCAAATACACTCAATACGGAGAATACAAATGTCTTTTGCTGATCTCAAGAAACAGTCCCGTGCTGGTTCACTGACTGAAAAACTGATCAAACAAGTCGAAAAACTGAATAGTGGAGAATCTGGTGGCGATGACCGCTTCTGGAAACCTGAAGTTGATAAAGCCGGAAATGGTTATGCGGTAATCCGATTCCTCCCTGCACCCGAAGGATGTGAACTTCCTTGGGCTCAAGTCTGGAGTCATGCATTCCAAGGCCCTGGTGGGTGGTACATTGAGAACTCTCTGACCACAATGGGACAAAAGGATCCTGTGTCTGAACACAATCGTGTTCTGTGGAACTCTGGATCTGATCGTGATAAAGAAATTGCTCGTAAACAGAAACGCAAACTGTCGTACTACGCAAACATTTATGTGGTAAGTGATCCTGCACACCCCGAGAATGAGGGTCGTGTGTTCCTCTACAAGTTCGGTAAGAAGATCTATGATAAGATTACCGAAGCAATGCAACCTCAATTTGCAGATGAAGAAGCTATCAATCCTTTTGACTTCTGGACTGGTGCTAACTTCAAACTGAAGATTCGCAAGGTTGAAGGTTATTGGAACTACGATAAGTCTGAGTTTGACAAGTCCTCTACCCTTATGGATGATGATGACAAACTGGAACGTATCTACAAGAACCTGAACGATCTGAATGAGTTTGCTGCTGCATCAAACTTCAAGTCCTATGATGAACTGAAGAAGCGTTTGGATTATGTTCTGGGTGCAAAAGCGCCTGCACGACAGGATCCTGAGACCATTGAAGAGGATGAACAGTGGGAAGCAGAACGCCGTGGTGAATCCACTCCGAAACGTTCCGCTCCTTCCTTTGAGATTGCTCGTCCTGCAGTTCAGGAAGAAGATGATGAAGATGCAGATGATGCTCTGAGTTACTTCCAGAAACTCGCCGAGTCCTGATAAACTAAAAGGAGGGATATCACCCTCCTTTTTTTTATATTCTCATGATTTTTTCATTATAAGTGCGTTTAAGTTTATCATTAATATAATTTGGATCATCTTGATTATACGTCATAATATTTCTAAGATCGTTAATAACTGCAGGTAAGTATTGTGGTTTTAGAATTATTAGTTTTCTTTTTTCCTCGTTTAATCTGGATTCATATTCATAATTTGATATTGGCCTACAAAGTGAAGATCCGGGAATTCTAATTATAGAATTTGTGGTTGGATCAAAGTATTGAAACTCCTCTGTAATCTTTTCTTGCCATTCTGTTCCGGTCCATCTCCATGTGGTTTGATTTTGATTATATAAACCACCAACTTCAACGTTTAAAATTTCTTCTGGTAAACTTACGGTAATTGTTGGCGTTGTAACGTAGTTTGTTCCCCCATCAATAATTTGAATGTTTCCTATACCAGTGTTTATTAATTGGAATGTTATTGTTGCTTTTCTAGATATCGGAGCATTTTCAATAGACACGGTTGGAGCTGCAGTATATCCAAATCCAGTATTTGTTATAGTAATACTGGTAACAATTCCACTTGTTAAATTTGCTGTGCCTGTCGCGGTTACAGCAGGATATGGATTTCCAATAGTTATCGTTGGAGGTACTGTATAACCAACTCCTGAATTTGTAATATTAATATTACTGACAGATCCTCCAGTAACTTCTGCAACTCCTTTCGCTGTAGAAATCAAAGTATATTCAAATAATTTGTTACTTGGATCACCGCCTACTATAAATTTTTCATTATTAGGTTGTATAAAAATGTCACATGGTTCTCCGATTCTATCTCCAACATAAAAATCATATGCATAAGTTGCGGTGTTTAATTGCCACGATTGCAAATTAAATTCGTAAATACTAGAACTGTCTTGACTTGTTGCAAACAACTTAGTTCCATTGGAATTAAAAGTAAATCCCAGAATGGAGTTATCTCCAGTAGTAGTCGTGATATTTAAACTACTTATAGTTGATCCACTTCTTGTAGTAATATCCCAAGGAGTTCCAACAGAATATTCCCTGATTACATCAGGATTGGAAAAATCTAGAATAAAAACCCTAGTTCCATCAGGTTTAAATCGGATTCCACCAGGAGAAGCTATGGTGATTTGATTTAATTTTGTTGCAGTTGAAAGATTCCATGCAGTGGATAATCCATAAGATACTATTTTATAGGATAATCCAACTCCACCAGTCACATACATGATAGTTCCATCTGGTTTAAATTCAACACCAGTCGTATAGTTAAAATCCGCACTTACATCTAGTTCATAAGTTAGTAAAATTGTATCAATACTCCAAACACTACTTAAAGTATATTGTTTAATTTGATTCGCACCAGTAAAACTGGCTGTATATAAGTAGTTTCCAGCATCATTTAGATAGAAACCCTCGATATTATTGCCTACTGCAATTGGTGATTCTTTATTATAGGATCCAACTATAGTTCTTGGAGATGGTGAAAATGTTACCGTTGGCGCTGTAAGACCATAACCAATTCCACCAACTAAATTTTTAATCGTTGTAACTTTATCAATATTAATTCCATCACCTAAGTCACACTCAGCAGTTGATTGGACTGATTGAACTGGACTTGAGAATGTTACTTGTGGAGAGTTATTATATCCTTGACCCCCGACTATACTTACAATTGAAGATACTCTAAAATTACCAATCAAACAATTTGCTGAAGCATTACTAGTAATTGGTGGATTGGAAATGTCAATTGTCGGAATTTGCGTGTACCCTAGTCCAGCATTTGTAATTTGTATGGATTGTATGCTGTTACCAAAACCTACTATCGGAGTTAATACAGCTTGGGTTCCTGGAATATAAATTGGAGGAAATGTTATTCCAGGAGGTATTTCCTCCACACTCACATATTCTGGACTTTTGTAAAAAGCCTCATCAAGAACTACTCCAGCAGGAAAAACTTCTCTACCGAAAGTATCTCTTGTGGAAATAGATTCATAATAACGAATTTCGGAAAAAGCATCTTCAGATCCATATTTTTCCAACATGTAGTTATTAAAATTATCAAGAGTTAATGGCCATTCATCCTGAACATTAATAATATTATTAGTAGTTAATATAACCCAATCTAATTCCGGATCACCATAAATTTTTTCCGCAATTTCATCTGGTCTTTCATTTTCAGTGATTATATAATATTCAAAAGCTGCAGTTATTGTACTTACGTCTTCTCTAAGTTTGGCTCTTTTAAAAATATTTTTGACAATAAGTGTTTCATCATTAGATACTTCATTTTTTGTTCTATTCAGAACTTGAATATTTGGTAATTCTTTAAAGTACGTCATTTTAGTATCCTACTGAGTTCGAACTTACTGAAGATAAATCACCCCTATTCATAAGATCCACCTTACCAGTTTTACTATCAACACCAAAAATATTTCCTTCCTGATAATCGGTATCATAAATTGGTTCAAGTTCATCAAACATCATTTGCATGGTAGTTGAAACTGGTTGACCTTTTTCATATGCAGCCCACAAACCATCAGGAGTATAATTACAACTAAAACTTTTTAATGCACAAGTTTTAAATTTATTTACACCTGCAATTTCATTGGTTTTTCCATTCCTAAACTCTAACTTAAAAACATTTGGACTTCCCAAGAAAAAAGATGATTGTCCAGATTTACCTGACATTTTTTTAACTGACATCCCTTGTTTAAAAAATCTTATAATTTTTCTAACCATTGCAGCTTCTTCTGCACTTCTTGGGGATAATCTATAACTAAAGGTAAAACTTCTAAGTGTTGGTGCGTTAAATAATAATTCCAAATTTGAGTTTGGAACAATTCCCGCTCCTCTTGCTAGAATTGATTCTGCTTCAACACCTATGCCTTGCATTTTTAATAATCTCGAAACTCCCTCACCTCCTATTAACATCGCTAGTTCTTCACTTACAGCTCCCTGTTTAATTAATTCAAATAGATTTTTACCTAGAAGAGCGGATCCAGCACCTTTTTCCATTCCAGCACCAAGGAGACCTCCAATCGCTGCTCCACCTGCTGCAGTCAAAGCCGAAGCCTTAGCATTTCCCATTGTTTGTGCAGCAACTGCAGCCGCAATATTTCCCATTGAATCTTCACCCCAACTAACATTATTGCTATCCGCAACACTATTAGGCATGGGAAGAAATACTGTTCCTATAATTTCAGATAAATTTGATACAGTTTGAATTCCTTTTGATAAAGTTTGAACGGCCTCAGCAGTGCCTCCAAAAATAGAACTAGCTTTAGATGGTCGATATCTGTATTGAGAAATTGCAAAATGATCTTGAAGACTTGTCATTAAATCTTCAGGATATTTCATTTCTCCACTAAACAGTCCTTTTTCGTTTTTTACTCCAAAGTTATCACCATTGACCGCAAAGTTTTTATAACTTTCAGCGGGATTCTGTAAGAACCCATACAAGGAACCTACTCCCCCGCCACCACCTACTCCTCCAGCAGCTGAAGAACTGGTTGATCCTGATCCACCACTACCAGGAATCGATCCTGAACCAGAAGCAACAGTAGCCGCATTAGTTATTCTTGTTTCACTATTATTTATTGTACTTGACCCACCTAATCCACCTACAGTTCCGGAAACGGCGTTTTCTGGTGTAACAGATGTTTGTCCAGGGGATCCGGTGGTAAAATTTTCAGCTGCCCATTGCGGTAATTTTGATCCTGACGTAACTCCACCAACTTTTCTATATGCTGACTGAACTGATATGATTGTTTGTGTATGTAACTGACTTTTTTCGTTATCATTAAATCCTAATGACGTAGATGATACGTTCCATTGACCATCTTGATAGATTGGTTTTGTTCCTAAAGGAGCGTTTTGTTGAATAATTTGAACATACCCAGTAACTGGTTCATATTGAAGATTATATGAAACACCGTTTTTAGTAACTAATGGGGTTTTAACGTTTGTATACGCCACTTAAGATTTACTCCAGGCTTTGTGATTAGGGAAAGATTGACCTCTCATATCAACAAATTTTTCAGTGGGTAATAGTGCAACGGAGGGCCAATCTTTTTCTGGAATTCTTAAAAATCCTCCAGCGACTCCAGAAAAAAAGTAACGATGAATAGTATTACGAGGTATACCTACGGTATCTGACTTATTTATTAGGCTTTTTGCAAGGCCCTCCCTATATTGTCTTCCCACGTAATGTAGATTTATTCCAATAAAGTAGTTTTGATTATAATTAACCTCAGTAATATACGTGAGTGGTTGTCTATCAAAGAAACCAAGTTCTCTAGTACTTGCACCATAAATGAAGAAATACATTCTTCCGACTTCTATTCCACCAGTGTCCTGTAAGTTTATATCCGACTCTTGAAGTTCCCCCAATACCTGCCTAAGTCTGCCTGAATACCAATCTCCACTACGATTTTTCTTTCCGGCTTCTTTTATAATTTGATCACCAATTCCTTTTCCCTTTTCGTATGGAATGTCTCTCATATCCCCAGATCCTCCTCAGTCATGATTCGGAATTCATAATTACGATCTGCACAAAACTCTTTTGCGGCTTTCCACTTTGCCTGATTTTTTACCCAGGTTTGGACTTTGTACGCCCATGCTTTTGTTCTTCTTTTAGGGTTTTGTTCTGGCATTTGCAATTCTTTCTTGGGTTTTATTTCAATCACAACTGTTCGTGTATTTCCATTTTTATCTTTATATTTTACAAAGAAGTCCGGAAAGTAACGATGAACTTTGTTATCCAAAGGAGAAAGATAAGGAATCCAGAATTCCTCAGATTGCCATTGATTCACATTTTCATTTAAGTCACAATATCTCATGAACTTTCTTTCCCACAAAGAACGATAGACAATATTTGTGGGGTCACCTTTATACTTTTTGGGGTTTTCTGGTCGGTATTTTCCCTTGTAACTCATATACATACTATAGATCCTTAAGTAATATTTATAGATGGCTGAACCATTTAGGCCAGATTTTCCTTCAAATGAGTATAGAATAGATCCAATCTATACAAGGATGACTCTGCCTAGAAATACTAATGATGGTCGTGCGGCTTTACCTGGAGTTAGTGAATTATTTGGTGAACTATCTGTTACAAGTCAATTTAAAGTTACTTTATTTCTTGGAGATACATATCCAATTACAAACTCAGATTCTGATATTAATGCTTGGTTAGTTACCTGCGGAGTTTTGGGATCAAACTTATTCAATGGTAATACTTCGTATTTAAATTCTCTTCGTTATGAATTTATGTGCAATGAAACTGCTCTTCCAGGAGCATCATTTAGTATGTTCGAAGAAACTGGAAGCAGACAGGGGATTGTGGAAAGATTTCCAAATCGGAGAGATTTTCCAGAAGTCACAATGACATTCTATGTTGATGCAGAATATGGTATTATTCGTCTATTTGAAGAATGGATGAATTTTATAAATCCACTTTATAATACAAAAGGTAAATTGAGTTCTGGAAATCCTAGAGGTGGAGTCGGACAATTTGATTCTGAACAATTCTTTAGATTTAGATATCCAAAAACATATAAGAGAGATTTAGCGATAACCAAATTTGAGAGAGACATTTATGTAGATCCAAATACCGCAAATGTTGAAAGAACCCCATCAATGTTGACATATAAATTTATCAATTCATTCCCAACTACTTTAACTGCACTTCCGGTCACTTATGAAGGTAGTACCATTACAAAAACCACTGTAAGTTTCAATTACGATCGTTATGTAATCCTAAATCATTTTGGAACTGGACAAAATAATTATGAAAATCCATTTATAACTGATGGTGGAGAAAATATAAGTCTTACTACTCCATCTATTTCTTGGGGTAACGCTCCAGAATACTTTACAAATCCAACATTTGGAGTTAACTCTGGAATTGATCTTTCCCCATCCTTTAAACCACTCTAAATAAATTTAATTGATTACATAATTATATGCCATTACCTAAGATTGCTACACCAACTTATGAGCTTAAATTACCTTCCACAGGAAAACCTATAAAATATAGACCATTCCTAGTGAAAGAAGAAAAGGTTCTGATTTTAGCTTTAGAAAGTCAAGATATTAAACAAATTACCCTGGCTATTAAATCAGTCCTAAAAGATTGTATTCTGACGAAAGGAATTAAAGTAGAAGACCTACCATCTTTCGATATTGAATATATTTTCTTGAATGTTCGAGGAAAGTCGGTAGGAGAATCTATAGATTTGGTCGTAACTTGTTCAGATGACGGAACAACTGAAGTTCCTGTTAAAGTTTTTGTAGATCAAGTTCAAGTCCAAAAAGATGATGAACACTCTACAGAAATAAAAATTGATAATGAAATCATGATTAAAATGAAGTATCCTTCACTAGATCAATTCATTAAAAACAATTTTGATTTCACAACTCAAGAATCTGTATCAACGATTGAAAAATCATTTGATATCATCTCTTCTTGCATTGAATCTATTTTTACTGCAGAAGAAGCTTGGGCTTCTGCAGATGTGACTAAAAAAGAGTTAATCGAGTTCATTGAAAGTATGAACGCAGATCAATTCAAAAAAATTGAAAAGTTCTTTGAGACAATGCCTAGACTGTCTCATACATTCACCGTCGTAAATCCAAATACCAAAGTAGAGAATACTGTAACTCTGGAGGGACTAACAAGTTTTTTCGGTTAATTATGGCTCATATTGATCTTGAGTCATATTTTCGCATCAACTTCGCTCTCATGCAGTTCCATAAATACTCTTTGACAGAGATTGAAAACATGATGCCTTGGGAAAGAGATATCTATCTCACCCTGTTGAAAATGCACATTGAAGAAGAAAACTTAAAGGCACAACAGGCAGCAAACCGTGGCAGTTAGTTCACTACTCAATCCATCTAGAATTGTAAGAGAAAGACCAACGACGGCTGCAGCTGCTCAGAATTTTATCACTGGTGGATCTCCTTTAGGTCAAGGAGTTGTTGCTAGTGCTGCTAATAAAATTGTAGGATTTCAAAGAGGGGCTTCTGGAGTTGCAGCAAAACCACCAGATTTAAACTCTATCATTCAAACATTATCATCAAATATTTTAACTAATGTTGAAAATAGAGTACAATCGGTAAATAAAAATGTAACTCAAATAGTCAATCAAAAAACTGATGGATTAGAAAAAAAATATCAAGATAGATTAGATAAGATTGATGCTGCAAGACCAAATTCAATCTTACAAAATTTCTTAAATCTATACAAAGAAGCATTAGGATATATTCAGTTTTTAGGTAATAGAAAAAATGTAAAAACTCTTGGTGATAACTTAAAAGCCCTTCAAAACGTTTTTACCGAAACTTTTAATATTGCCAAAATTATTCGTCAAACAATTGTAAGAATTGTAAAACAACTCTCAAATTTACCCACTGCAAATGCTGGTGGTGGAGGATTAAACTTAGATATTGATATCCCTGGAGGAAATCTTAGAAGAAGTCCTTTAGGTGGAATGTCTAGACTTCTTAGAGCCGGGAAACCAGCACTAATGTTAGGTGGTGCTGCATTAGCTGGTGGACTTGGATCAAAAGTTGTGAGTGGAATGATGGATCTTGGTGGGGATGTTCAAACTGCACCAATGGCCGAGGGAACTATACCTGGTGCGTTATTAGATCGTTTTAATGCAATATTAGATAGATTTTCTACTGCAATTAATTCATTATCAAACGTTAAAAAATCCCAACCTTCTCCTGGAGGTGCTGCTCCTGTTCCACAAAAACCACCAGAAAAACCTCCTGGAAGTGGTGGGGGTCCAACACCACCACCAGCTGGCACAAAAGATCCCGGTGGAGCTACAGGTCCTGCAGGAGCTGCAACCAGATCTTTGTTAGATTCTATTGCTTTCGCTGAAGGAACCTATGATCAACCAAACAAAGGATACAACACACATTTTGGATTTAGTCAAACACAAGATCTCTCTAAACATCCAGATAAAGTAATTCGTAGTGGTGGGTATGCAAGTGCCGCATTTGGTCGTTATCAATTCATGCCTGATACTTGGCAAGGTGTTGGTGGTGGTAGAATGGATCCCGAAAGACAAGATGCGGGTGCAGTTGAACTGACAATTAGGAGATTGAATAAAGCCGGAATAAAAGTAAAAAATGCAAATGAATTAGAATCTTTATTGCAGAAAGAAGGCATAAGTCCAAGAATAGCTGCCGCACTTGCTCCGGAGTGGGCTTCCTTCCCAACACTTGCGGGTGTAAGTGCATATGGTCAACCAGTCAAAAAATTACAAAGGATACAAGAATTTTATACCAAGAGAATAAAATCGCAGGGAACTTCCACTGCGGCACCGGCACCACAAAAACCACCAACAGTTGCAGCAGCACAAACACAATCAACTACTCAACAACAACTTGCACAAACAGTATCACAACCACCAGTTCAACAACCACCTCAAGTTAATATAGCTCCTTTAAATCTCTCTACACCACAAGCACAATCTACTAAAGTTGGAGATACTGTGGCCCCACCTCCAGTAATGAGTAAAGGTGGAGTTACGGTTCCATTTTTATCGTCATCAAATCACGATAATTTTCTTACATTATACTCTAAAATGGTTTATAACATTGTGGACGGATAACTTATGGCACCTCCAAAGAAAGATACTCCACTAAAATCACCATTAGTATCTGCTTTTACTAATATTGTTAATATCGGTCGTTCTAAATCTCAAATGAGATCGACTCAAAGATCTTATAATGAATTTTTGAAATTCATGACGACTGAAGTAACAAACCTCCAAGCAATTAAACTTCCAGAGGAAAAAAAGATAAAAAAATTAGCTAATATTAATGTATCTTCCACCTTTGGATCCGCTGGAAGTTTATTATCCGGTTTAGCTAGTGGGGCTTTAGATGCTGCGGGATTAGTTGGAGATCTTTTTGGTGGTCGTAAAGGTGGTAAAGGTGGTAAAGGTGGAACAAAACCAAAGCCAAATCCAAAAGCAGGAAAACCGATACCAAAAGGAAAAAAACTTAGACTTCCAGGTATTAGGGGGTTACCAATCCTATCCGCAGCCTTAGCTGGTTTAGACTTTGCACAGGGAATTTCCGAAGGAGAATCTGCAGGTAAAGCGGGTGCAGGTGCTGTTGGATCTGCTGCTGGTGCAGCTGCTGGAGGTCTTGCTGGTGTAGCATTAGCTGGAGCAATTGGACAAACTTTAGTTCCTATACCTGGACTTGGTTTTGTATTGGGAGCCGCAGTTGGTAGTTTAGGTGCATTTGGTGGTGGTTATTTAGCAGACAGAGCCTATGAAAAGGCAACTGGAGAAGGAAGTGTAAAAGAAAAGACAAAAGCAAAACTTAAACAACAAGAACAAAAACAAAAACTTGCAGCATCAGCTAGTAAAGTTACCTTACCACAGGTATTGGATAAATTTGAAAATGTTGTTATTAAATTTGAAAAAGCTTCTCTTGGATCCATCCCCGAATCTGGAAATAATTATACGCAAGAAGGATTTGGGGAAAAAAGTTTTGAGGGTGGAAAACCGACTCCTCCAGATGAACCAACACAACCATATGATGGACCAATTAGTAAAGACACTTTTTTTCCATTACCAAGAGGGATTATATCTAATCGTTCTGTTGGAGTTAAAGGTGGTGAATACGGAGCGCCAAGAAGTTATGGCGGACATAGTGGACAAGATATTGGAGGCCTTCCGCCAGGATCCCCTGTAGTCGCTTGGAAAACGGGAAAAGTTAGATATACTGGATCAGTTGAAGCAGGAGATACTATTATAACTTTAGATCATGGTGGGGGTGAACAATCTGTATATAAACACGTTGTACCAACTGTCGCTCCAGGAACAGTTGTATACGGGGGTCAACAAGTTGCTAAATTATTTGCTGCGAGAGCTTATCCAGAACACTTGCATTTTGAAATATGGAAAAATAAATCTCACGTAAATCCAAATGGCGCTATATCTGCTGCTCAAAAAATTCCATCACCACTGACTGCAGAAAAAGCAAAAGAACAATCGGAAAAGTCGTCAGAAAAAAGTTCAATTGCCCCTGGTGTAAATCCACAATCTGTGCCAGGAACTCAACAAGCTGCAACTATAAGTCAAACTAAACTAATGCCTTCTGTTCCTAAACCAACTGTTCCTAGTGCAGATATGCAACAAAAGTTTCAGATGGCATGGGATAATAGAAATAATCCCTTTGCAAGAGGGAGAATTGAATCTGCTTGGGATAAGATGACATCGGAACAACAACAACAATCAAAAACATGGGCTCAGTCAAAAGGATATAATTGGAATGAAATGAAGTTGAAAGAAAAACCCTCAACTATTCAAGCATCCCAATCAATGGTCGTTCCTGTTCCATCAATGCAACAGTCTGTTCCTGAACAAATACAACAATATCCAGATTATAATTTACCACAATCAAGTATAACTTTAATGCCTATCCTTATTGGTGGAGGTGGAGGGTCTCAACAGAGACCAATGGTTATTGCTGGAGGCGGAGGTGGTGGAGGGACAACAATTATGCCGCCAATTCCTGAAGGTCAGGTGTTAAATAGTTTATTTAAGACCATCTTGTTAACAAACTTGTCGGGAACGTAATATGTCTAATGCATTAACTACATTAAAATACAATGCAGTAATAATTGAATCTTTAGAGACAAAAAATAAGATTGATTTAACTAATTCTATCGTATTCCTCGATTACTTTGAAGATATATTGTCTCCATGTGTCACTATGACGATTCAAGTTGCATCTACTTATTCAATATTCAATGGTCTTCCGATTCGAGGTGGAGAAAAAGTTGCTATTGATATTGAAACTCTGAGTGGAACTTTTAACTTAGATGGTGATTATGCAATGTATGTTTATAAGGTAAGTGGAATTGTTTCTGATGGAGCTAAAGAATATTTTACTCTTCATTTGTGTTCTCGTGAAGCACTTACAAATGAAACTGCTAGGGTACAGAAAAAGTATGATAAAAAACCAATTAATGATCATGTAACTGCAATACTCAAAGATGTATTGAAAACAAAGAAATTTAAAAGTGGTAATATCGAAAAAACATCAAACTCTTACAGTTTTATTGGTACACTCAAAAAACCTTTTCATATTTTAACTTGGTTGGGTCCTAAGGGAGTGCCTGCAACATCATCATCAGGAAATAACGGAACAACTGGAAAAGGAGTTGCTGGATTTTTGTTCTACGAAAATAAGGATGGGTTTCATTTTAGAAGTATTGATACTTTAGTTTCCGCAACAAAATCTCAAAGTGGAAGTACATCAAAAGAATCTATACCAAAATATAATTACAATCCTGGAGTAATAGAATCTGGAAATTTAAATAACAATTTCCAGATTCTAAATTATAATTTTGAAAAAAATATTGATTTAATGAAGTCTCTTAGAGTAGGTATGTACGCAAATATTACATATTTTTATGACCTATATCAAAATAAAATTAGTGGAATTACTTATAGTTTAAACTCAGAACTTAAATCTAAACTTGGTGGTTCTAGGCCACCATACCCTAAAGATTTTGGTAATAGACCTTCTAGAATTCTTTTTAGATCTGCAGATGTTGGAATTTTAGATAAAACTGGCAAAATAGAAGATTCTGGCAGAGATAACACAGATATGGCTAAATCCTTTTCTCGTTATAATTTGTTGTTCACTCAGTCACTAAATATGTCAGTACCAATGAACATCAATTTGAAAGCCGGAAACATAGTTTATGCACAATTTCAAAAAATTGATGCATCTCAATCCGCTGAAGTAGATTCTGAACAAAGTGGAAATTATTTAATTAAAGAAGTCCGACATCACTTTGAAGGTGGTCAGATGGTATCATCACTAAAACTCGTTAGAGACTCCTACGGATTATACGGAGCAAATCAATGAACAACATAGACGCACACATCGCAAAAGATAAAGAAATTCTTGACAATCCTGTTACTTCCCCACAAGCGAGAAGACATACTCAAGAAGAACTAGAGGCTTTAGAGACATATAAAGCAAATCATCCAGATGATGATCACGACCCAACTCCACTAGAGTTGTACTGTGATAGCAATCCAGGTGCTGCAGAATGTAAAATTTACGAAGACTGATGATAGACGAAGCTTTTATAAAATCGAATTTTTTAGGTAGAGACGGATTCGTTTGGTGGATCGGTCAAGTTGCCGATCCTAAAGTTTGGCGTAATGAAAAAACTCGTATTGATAAAGGCAAAGAAGCTTGGGGATATAGATGTAAAGTAAGAATTATTGGTTACCATAGTTTCGATAGAAACGAATTAAAAGATGACGATTTGCCTTGGGCTCACGTCTTAACTAGTGCATCAGATGGTGCTCCGGGTCAAGGTGGTTTCGGTAAGTTGCCATTGCTTGTTGGTGGAGAATCTGTATTTGGATTCTTTTTGGATGGAGAAGAAGCTCAACAACCAGTTGTAATGTCATGCTTCCATAGAAGCCCAATGGTTGAAAATATTCCCAATCCTAATCCATTTGATCCATTTCCAGGAAGTTCCGGAAATTTGGCAAAAGGAGCACAAGCAACCAGAAATAAAGGCCAAGATGACGGAACTGCAAAAAGAGTTGATGAAAAACTTGGAACTGGATCTCAATTTGAAATGTTTGCAAATCCACAATTTGGTGCAGCAACAACAAAAAGTTTAGATTTAAGTCCAGGATTTGCTCCACTCACATCAGATACTAGTGCTAAAGCGGGTGCAATATTTGGAAATCCAAAAATTCCCACAGACCAGTTATTTTATGACGAAAAAGCCGAAGTTGCATTTTTGTCGGAATTTGATAGATTGGGAAATGTTGAAACTGAAAATGGATGCGGAAATAATATTTTAAGTCAGATTACAAACGCTTTACAAAGTTTTATTAAAACTGTCAATGGACTTGAAAAAACTGCTTTGGGATTTATCGATCCAATTAGAAATGTTGTAGTGGATGTTCAACAAACTGTTAGATCTACTGCTAGACTTATTGCATCTGTAATGAAATTTGTAATTAATGGGATGCGTGATAGTATCTTTTGTTTGGTTGGAAAATTATTCAAACTCCTCTCAATAACACTACCATCTTCAATTAAGTTACCTATCTCTGAAGCTGCTAAGAATATTTTAAATTTGATTTTTTGTCTATTTGAAAAATTATTTGGCCCCCTTATGGATTTTATTATGGGCCTCTTAAATGGACTAATAGGTAAAAGTGCTAATATACCTCTTTGTGCAATAGAAGAAATCACATCTTCTTTAATTAACAAATTAGCAGATATGGCAGATAATGCACTATCTGCCATTTTAAGTGGATTGGATTGGTTAGCTAGTGGAATTAGTTCAATTGCTGGTGCTTTGACTGATGGATTAAGTATGATCGGTAAGATTTTAAGTTTCTTAGATTGCGATTCTTTGGCTTGTAGAAGCACTACATCTTGGAATCCTTTCAGTGGTTCATCTTTCCCGAAATTAGACAGTTGGAATAATGTTTTAGGTAATATGGATATCCTAAGTGGACTTGGTGGAGCTAATCAAGCTTTGGGATATCTGTCAATGTTTGGATCTTCAGATACTCCATTTAGTAAATGTAGAAAAAAAATTACAAATCCACGAACACAGGATGATCTTGCCCCAATGCCAATTGGAGTTAAATTTTATGATTGTATTCCACCAGAAGTTAGAATTTATGGTGATGGAGTTGGAGCAAGAGCAAAAGCAGTAGTATCTGAAAAAGATGGATCTATTGTAACTTTCTTATTATGCGATCCAGGTAGAGGATATACATATCCGCCAGAAATAAGAGTTGTAGATAACTCTAATTATGGAAAGGGAGCTCAAGCAAAAACTACTATTTCTAATGGTGGGATAGAGTCAATTTATATTTTGAATCCTGGAAGTGGATATTGTCAAACCAATTTGGGCGAAGAAACTGTCGGTGAAGGTGGTGCAGGCACTCCAAACTTACCGCCGTGTCTAGATGTAGGACAAGGACAATTATCTCCAGCTGTTGTCGGAATTAACACTAATATAGTAATAGAATCTCCAGGAATAGGGTACACTTTTGGAGATACTATTCTGGTAGGAGAAAAAACTGTTTATAAACCAATTCTTACAGATAATGGTTCTATTATTGGAGTAGAATTACCAACTGGTCTTGCTCCAGGTGTTGGAACTGGAGTAACTACACCAACAGGAATAGTTGGAGGTGGAGGCACACAATTTGGAGAAACTTTTACAAACACCCCCACAGTTACCATAAATACTACAACAGGAGAAGGTGCTGTTCTTTATCCAGTTATTCAGTTTGTACCGCAATTTATTGTTGACAACCCTGATCTGAATGTTGGTATTACTTCCATTGTAAACGTAGTAGATTGTGTGTAAATCATGGCAGAACAACCAAAAGAATATTATGAAAAAAAACCAGGTTTTATAGTTAAATCTGGAACTCCGGACTTATCAGGAAAAGTAATAGACTATGCAGTATTCACTGATTATGGTCAGGGATTTGAATATACACAAGATGGCCAACATAAACAACAATGTAGAAAAACTTCATATGAAGCTTGTGGATTAGATAATAAAGATGGTGAACCTGCTAAAATTATAAGAGCCAAAAAAGGTGATATTATTATTGAAGCAATGGATGGTGACATCATATTAAGAGGAAAAAATATTCGAGTTGTTGCTTTAGATGGAACTGGGGAAGTAACGGTAGTTTCAGGAAAACATTTCGCTGTAAATGCTCCCGTACAATCATTTAAAGGAAGCAATTCAAATACAGTAATGTCAAATAGTGCGTCCACTGGAGCTCAAGCAACAGATACTACTGGAAATATCCAAAATAGTCAGACTTCTGGTGCAGAAGATAGTGAAGGATCAGTTTTAACTAGACTTTTAAATATTGCTAAAAAGTTTCAAAAATGGCTAGATTGTTAAGAGGTGAAATATGCCTGCAGAACCCGTAAAGTATATTGGCGATAAACTCTGTGTAGGTCCATTAGATTATTCATTTTTGCCTGCTGTTCCAGCAATACCTGGTACAACCGTTTTAAATGGACCTGTTTGGATTGGTGCTGGTGGACCTCAAATTCCTACAGCTAATTGTATGATTGGTCCTGGGTTAAATCCCATTTCCCTACAGGTTATCGGGATTGCCAATTTTTATTCAATCACCAATCAAATTGGAATTAATAATAGAACTGGTCTTGCAAATGTAACTGGATATACGCAAAAACTTGGGGCAAGTACAAAAGCCGCATTTTCTGGAACAACTGGATATAGTGCAAAGTCGGCTGCACAAACTACTGCTGGACCAAGTTATGCTCAATCTTTTGCACAAACCCCTTTAGCAAAAGCTGCAGTAATTCTTGGAAATGTTTCAACAACCACTGGAATTAATCCAACTCAAGCAGCAGCGTTAGCTACAAAAAAACCATTTGATATTAAACATCCAACAAAAGAAGGTTGGAGACTCAGGCACGTTTGTGTAGAAGGACCAACTGCAGATGTTTATGTTAGAGGTATAATAGAAAATTCCGATGTTATTGAACTACCAGATTACTGGACTGGTTTAGTTGACTCGGAGACAATTACTATAAGTTTAACTCCAATTGGAGAATATCAAGAACTCTCTGCAAAATTATTAGATTGTAATACCAAAATAAAAGTTTCTAATAATCTGGGAGAAGTTGGAAAGTATAGTTATCTTGTTTTTGGGGAAAGGAAAGACGTTGATAGGAATATTGCAGAATATGAGGGATCATCTGTAGAGGATTACCCTGGAGACAACACTCAATATGGATTATTTACTTTATAATTATTATGCCTGCAGAACCCGTAAAGTATATTGGCGATAAACTAACAGTAGGTCCATTAGATTATTCATTTTTACCTGCTATTCCAGCAATACCTGGCACAACTGTTCTAAATGGTCCTGCTTGGATTGGTGCTGGTGGTCCACCATTTCCTACAGCTAATTGTATGATTGGTCCAGGATTAAATCCAATCTCTCTACAAGTTATTGGCATATCTAACATTCCAGCAATTAATAATCAAATCGGTATTTTCAATAGATCTGGTTTTGCTAATATTTTTGGATATACAAACAAAACTGGTGCCGATATAAAAATGGCATTTTCTGGGACAACAGGATTTAGTGCAAAGGCAGCTGCACAAAGTACTGCTGGTCCATATTACGCTCAGGCATTCAAAGAAACTCCTTTATTTGATGCAGCGGTATGGCAAGGAAACATGGCAACAACAAAGGCTATGAATGCAATGTTTCAAGCTGCTGTCCAATCAAAAAAACCTCTTGGATCTAAAAACTTTGATATTGAAAATCCTATAAAAAAGGGATGGAGGGTTCGTTATGTTTGCACAGAAGGTGCAACAGCAGATGTTGTTGTTAAAGGAACTCTGGAAAATGATAACATCATAGAATTACCAGATTATTGGACTGGTTTAGTTCACACAGAAACAATTCATGTAATACTAACTCCAATAGGACATCATCAAAAGTTGTTTTATGATATTTCTGAATGTGGAACTAAAGTCATAGTTTCAAATAATTCAGATAATCAAATTCATTGTTATTATAAAGTATTTGCGGAAAGGAAAGATACTCCCAAAAATATTGTAGAATATAAAGGTTTCACATATAACGATTATCCAGGAGATAATAATGAATATAGATTCTGGTTCAGCCCTGGAATATTCCCATAAATAAAATTACCATTACTTTTGATCGTAGTATTAACTAATTATGGCTGGTATATCTACTGTTTTTATTGCAGAATTAAAAGAAGAACTTGAGTTCAAAAAGAAAGAAAGAGAACAATTGATGGATCAACTTGCATTGTATGATGTGAGGATAGATCGTTATGATGCGGTTATTGAAAATATGGATAGATCCCTCTTACCATTGGTAAGTGAAATTAATACTGCTAATTCTTCAGTTGCCGCTTCATATGAATCTAGAGTTGCTGCAGGATGTTTGAGTGATTTAACTTGGGTTGTAACTGGAGTAACTAAAATTGGACTTCCAACAAAATATGGATTTGGTACTCAACAAATCAATACAACATATCAGGTTAAAAAAAATCCAGACCTTTATAGAAAATACGGTAAAACAGCATTAAAATATTACAGAAGACCAAAAAACCAGGATTACGGTTCTAATATCGTTTCTGAATTTTTTGGAACTATTAGTGTTGGAAGTACAGAAATAGCAATTGTGCAAACTGGTCTTGCTGGAACAGCTGGAATACTAGCTGGAGATATTATTACGGATGATCTAGAAAATCCAACTGCATTTGGGGTAGATGATCTACCAACTATTGTTGGTTTTGGACAAACTACGATAGTTATCGACACCCAAATGTTTGGTGGACAAACTACAATAGGATCTACTGTTATTGCTGCTACAGGAATTGGATCTACAGGAGGAATTTCGGTAGGTAATGGTATTATTGGAACTAGTGTTTTGGTTCCGGGAACTACAGTTGTAGCAATTAGTACAGCTCCCTTTGAAATTCAATTATTTGATTTTGATTTCGGTGGTTTTATTACCACATCAGTTACAGTACCAGCTTTAGTTGTAAGTTCACCAGCCCTAGCGGCAACAAGTATTAACTTTGCGGTAGGAGTTACGAGTTCTTATCCCTCTTTCTTCCTCAGTACAACTTGTGATACTGCGGTGGAAACTACTAATTTTACCGTTATTAGGACCACACAATCTGTATTGGATGAATTTGACCCTTCAAATAATCCTATAGATCCAGTCACTGTAGGAATCATGAATGCTAGTACAATTGGATATGGTCATACTGTGGTGAGAGTTGGTAATCCCAATACATCTCCACCAGGACCATTTCAATGGAGAGAAGTTCTAGGTGATTATGATCCAGAACCTGCATGTGGAGGTGGATTTGAAGATTGGTATGAAGGAAATACATCTTGGCCTACAATCACAACATACACATATAGCGCAGAGGGAGTATTACTTTCTCAAACTACTTCACACGCTCCAGAAGGAACTACGGTAGTGGTATCAACAGGATCTACACTTCCAGCTCAGAGTGGAATAGGATACACTGCAACTAGTTCCAATAATCCAACTTTTTCAGGGTGTCCCGCAAGAACCTCTGCCATATCTAATGCAGAATCTGACAGAAATGCACTTATTTCAAGATATCAAGCCACTGTGGATGAAACGATTGCTGCATCAAATTCCCTAAGAAAACTTAGGGATGGTTTAGAAAGTCAGGCATTTATTCTTTTACAGGGAAGAGCTGCTTGTGATGCAGAAATAGTTAGAATAACTAACCAAATTGCTAGTCTGGAATCAATAGACTTATCTCCATATGAACCAACCACAAATATAACAAAAAATAAGTATACAAGTAGTACGGTGGGAGTCCCTACCACTTGAAGAACTGTCACAGGGCCCGTTGACGACCCCCCCATTTCTTGATATGATAACAGTGTTCCTTAAACAACTCTCACATGCAAGTTGATCGTAAAACCCTTCAGGAACTTCGTGAATTTCAAGAAGATGCCGCAGCCCACTTTGTTCATGAATTTTTTCCTATGAGTGGTGAACTTTACTGGACTATGGTGGAATGTCTTGCAACTGCAAAACTCGCAGAACTGCGTGGTGAGCTGGTCGCAGATGAAGTATAAGGTTCAATACCTGAAACCTAAGAAAAAGGGCCTTGCCAAACACGAAGCGGTGTTCTACAATATAGAAGACGCAATGAGGTGGGAGACCTACGTTAAACACGAACTCAACGCACGAAACCTGAAGATTGTACCAATTTAACATGGATCCATTTAAAATTAGTTACAAAAATCTTTACGAATATCCAGTGAAAACCACTCCAGAAAATGTTCGTGAATCTAATGAAGGATTATTTCATGCAAAAATGACATTACCGGCTGCAGCAAAACACTGCGGAATGACTCAAAAAGAAATGAAGTTGACATTCTTTGAGTACTTGAAGTATAATCCTAAAACCTACAAACAAGAGTAGGTTCTCTTGGGACTGTCGCCTATTGGTTAAGGCCCACTGCTTATAACGGTGTGAACAGAGTTCAATTCTCTGCAGTCCTACCTAAAAACATGGGAGTATGGTGGAATCGGTAGACACACCAGACTTAAAATCTGTTGGGCATTGCCCGTGGGAGTTCAAGTCTCCCTACTCCTATTGGTATACATAGTATACTATTTGCCCTTGTAGCTCAGTGGTAGAGCAATGGTTTTGTAAACCATTGGTCGCTGGTTCAAATCCGGTCGGGGGCTTCAGTAATTAAAAGATCTATGATCATAAATCTCTGGCACAATCAAGAAATGGATCAATGGAGATGGACTCTCACGGATCCACAAACAATGGATCAACATGCTGGAGGTCAAAAGGATTTACGTGGAGCTATGCACGATGTTGCAAACACCGTAGAATATATTGTGAATTCAAAACAAAAGTAAGTAATTATACTCAGTGAAAAGTCAGTTTTACATAGATAAAGTTAGTAAAGATGAGATAAAAGATCTTCTTTATACTCACCATTACTTAAAAGACGAATCTAAAGACTTTAAATCTGGATATAATTATGGGCTTTTCAGACGTACTGAGTGGGAATGTCCCCTTAGAATTGGCAGGTGTCTTGGTACTTGCATTTTTACTGGTCTCCCAGTTCCAGAGATAGCTGTAGGAGCTTTTGGTCTCCAAAGAGATAAACAAGAAGGTTTATTTGAACTTTCCCGTTTGTGTATAGATCCAGAGATTCAAAAAGAGGAATATAATATTACTTCATGGTTCGTCAGTCGTTGCATTAAGAGGTTTAGGAAAGACACCAAAGTTTCTGCTATTCTTAGTTACGCTGACTCTGATCACCATACTGGCACTATATACAGAGCTTGCAATTTCAAGTACTATGGGTTAACTGACCCCAAAAAAGATTTCTATTTTAGTAATGGAACCAAACATTCTAGAGGTAGTGTCAAAGATTTTGATGGTGAGTGGAGGGCTCGCTCTCGTAAACATCGGTATCTTATGGTTTTCGAAAAAGAACTAAAAGAAAAGCTTGCCTGGAAAGAAATTAAGTGGTAATATAATAACTGGTGATACTAAGACACCAGCGACAACGCCCTTCCGTGTGCTCAAAACCCTCCTTTAAAGGAGGGTTTTGTTGTATGTACTCTTCCCTAAAATAGATAATATTTTCTTGGTGTCTAAATATAAAAAGAATAAATTTGTCACTGTAGGAAACCAAGATGCCGCTAAGTAGATTAGAGAATTTCCTAAAAAATGCTGAGGGTACTATCTTATATGTTAACCCTTCTGATTTTGATGCTACTGACAGTATTGAAAATAGAGGTAACTCATTAACAAGACCATTTAGAACTATCCAAAGGGCTGTTTTGGAAGCGGCAAGATTTTCATATCTGGTAGGAAAAAATAACGATAAAATTGATACTACAACAATTCTAGTCTATCCGGGTGTTCACTACATCGATAATAGGCCTGGACATTCTATTACAAATCAGAGTGGTACTGCACAATTTAAGAGATATTTAAACGGATCTTGGACCACATCTGGCGCTACATTATCAGAATTTACCTTAAACTCTAATTTTGATATCTTTGATGAAGATAACGACTTACACAAATATAACTCTACAGAAGGTGGTGTAGTTCTACCTAGAGGTACTTCTATTGTTGGTTTGGATCTCAGAAAAACTAAACTCAGGCCAATGTATGTGCCTGATCCACTGAATAATAATGTATCCGCTACATCTATTTTCAAAGTTACAGGTACTTGTTATTTTACATCATTCAGTATTTTTGATGCTGATCCACAGAGAGCTTGTTATAAGGATTCTACTGGAAGAAAAGTTGTTCCAAATTATTCTCACCATAAACTAACTTGTTTTGAATACGCAGATGGCGTCAATCAAGTTAAATTGGGTTCTGAACAAACAAGTCTTACTGACTTGGAAATGTATTATTATAAGGTTTCATACGCTTATGGTGATACTTCTGGAAGAGGTATTCCAAATTATCCAGTAAATAATACTTCAGACTTTGAGCCATCCATTGATGAATACAGAATTGTTGGAGATCTTCGTGCAGATCCTATTGGTATCACGAGTATCAAATCCGGTAATGGTATTGTACCATCTACGACCATTACAGTAACCACTTCTGCTCCACATAATTTATTTAAAGATACACCAGTCCTAATTACTGGAATTACAACAAGTGTTGATGAATATAATGGTTCTTTCTTGGTTAGTGATGTAACAAGTGAGACTGAGTTTAAATATGTTGCTCCAGCAACTCCAGTAATTGCTCTACCAACTTCTGGACAAATTCTTAATGCCAGAACTATTGTAGAATCTGATAGTGTATCTTCTGCATCTCCATATATTTTCTCTTGTACATTAAGATCCGTTTATGGTATGAACGGACTTCATGCTGATGGCAGCAAAGCAACAGGATTTAAGTCCATGTTGACTGCCCAGTTTACTGGAATCTCTCTACAAAAAGATGATAATGCTTTTCTATTGTATGATGCGGAAACTGGTATATACAATGAAAATCTAACTGTTGATGACTCAGACAAACCACTTCATACTAATTCCAGAGCAATTTACAGGCCTGGTTGGGAAAACTTCCACATGAAGTGTAGTAATAATTCTATTCTTCAATGCGTCTCTATTTTCGCAATCGGATTCGCAAGACACTTTGTAGCTGAGTCTGGTGGTGACCAATCTATTACAAACTCAAACTCAAACTTTGGTGCAGTTTCACTGGAAGCTGTTGGATTTAGGCCAGAGTCGTTTGATAGAGATGACGTTGGATACATTACTCATGTTATTCCACCAAGAGAATTAACCTTTAGAGAAACTAACGTAACTTGGCTTCCTCTGGATGTTAACAAAATAATTTCTGCAGGTAATACCGCAAGACTTTATATATCAGGTTATGATAGTGCGGACATTTCGCCACCTTCACAAATTGACTCATACAGAATTGGTGCGAAAGAAAATGAAGAGTTATATCTTTCAGTAATTATTGGATCCCAACAAAACAACTTTAAAGCTCCGATTTTGATGCAGGTTCCTAGTGGAATCGGAACTTCGTCCAAAAAAGTATATACAGTTGGTAGAAATTCTGGAATTAATAGTATTACATCAAACATTTTAACTCTACAGTCAAATCACCAATTTTTCAATGGAGAAAAAATAAGAGTACTAAGTGATAACGGAGATCTTCCAGAAAACTTATCTCCAGATAAAATTTACTACGTCTCCATCAGTGGATTATCAGCAAATCAAATTAGATTATCCTCAACACTAAATGATGCCAACTCTGGAAATACTATTTCCGGAATTTCAAATGGTGGTGGAAGATTGGAGGTAATTAGTTACGTCTCCGACAAACGCCCAGGAGATGTTGGGCACCCAATACAATATGATAGTACGGTAAGTAATTGGTATATTCAAAGTACTCCTGTTACTGTATTCAATACAATTTACAATGGTATTGTAGGAATTGGATCAACTACATTAGGAAATCAAACTGGATCTACTTTTATCACTAGAAGAATTGATAATAGAGGTTTAGATGATAGAATTTATAAGTTCCGTTATGTTATTCCAAAAGAATTTGTAGATGCTAGACCACCAACTGATGGATTTGTTCTCCAAGAATCAAAATCTGTAGGTATTTCTAGTGTATCTTACTTAACATCTGTCCTAACAGACGTAACTCAACTAAGAAATCCAAAAATTATTAAAACCATCACCTATTCTTCTGGAAGTGCATTCATAAAGACAGAACTTCCACATAATTTAGTTATTGGTGATACTGTAAAAATCTCAAATGTAGTAAGTTCTGCTCAAACTGTAGCGTCCTACAATGGATCATTTGAGGTTATTTCAATAACAAATTCGAAAGAATTTTCTATAGGTGGATTTGATGCAAACCCAGGAACATTTTTAAATCAAACCAATCAAAGATCAACTCAACAACAAATTGAAGCCTTACCGACAATACAAAAAGAAAAGTCTAGAGATAGTATATACATTTACAGAAGCCAAGAAGTTAAACCATTTATTCCTGGCGCTGGTGGACAAGACGGAATCTACAATATTATTGCACTATCTGGTAGTATCAGGCCAAATTCCAATGTTGGATTTGGTTTAAGTAATACAAATTTCAACCAAGACGTAAGAAATCTATACCCACAAATTGATAGGGATAACTATAACTCCGATCCACTTCCTACACTAAGTTACGCTGAATTATATCCTGCGGGAATTGTTAGAACTAGTGATAAAAAGAACTCTCTTACTAAAGAATCTTTAAACTATTTCTTTGATAATAATAGAGTTGGTTATGCAATTACTGGAGCGGTAATCACCGGATCTGGAAATACAACTATTACTCTTTACACAGATATTGATCATAATTTAAATTCCATTAGGTCTCTAACATTAACAAATCCTGGATCAGGATATAACAATAATGCTGGAGTTACAAGTACAATCTACTCAGCTGAGTTAATTAATAATTTCATAACTGGAAAGAATGGTACTGCAAAAGTAACAATTTCTGTTGGAAATACTATTTCATCTGTAGAAATTGTTGATCCTGGTTCCGTGTATGGAATCGGAAATACAATGACCATCTCTGCAGATCCTGCAGGAGTTCCATCAACCTATGCGGTTGTTCAAGTTGCATCCATCAATAATAACATTGGCGATTCTATAGAATTAAGTGGATTCATGGAACCACTCATGAATGGGACATTCAAAATCATAGATGTTCCTTCAACTAAATCTATCGCTGTAATAAGAGAAGGTGGCCTGCCTTCATCAATTTACAGAACTAGAAATGATGAAAAGGTCCCAATTGCATACCTATCTGCAAAAGAAGTTGGAGTAAGTTCTATTAGGTTTAATGGAACCCTTGGAATTACAACAGTAATTTGTTCAGAGGGTCATGGACTTCTACCTGGCAACACATTCACATTTGTTGGTCTGGGAAATACTTACTTCTCTAAAAAATTCGTTGTCAATGAATCTCTAGGTATCACTTCATTCACTTTTAGTTCTGGAATTACTACTACTCCTCAGACCTGGAATCAAACTGGAGTAACTGTACATAAATCTACCCTTTCAGCAAATGGAAGAGCTTTGGGATCTGGAGAAGAGAACCTTGGTGGTAGAGGTAACTTTTTATATGCTGGAATTACCACTACATTATCGACTCCAATCACATCAACAGACACTTCTATAACATTAACAAGTTCGGCCGGATTTAAAAAAGGTGATTTTATTTCCATCAACTCAGAAATTATTAGACTTTCTAGTGATCCAGCCGGAAATACATTTAATGTACTAAGAGGTCAGTTCTCTACAGTTACATCTTCCAGTGGTTCATCTTCAATAGTAAGAAAAATTCGTATTCTTCCAGTAGAAATTCGTAGACCATCTATCCTTCGTGCTTCTGGCCATACATTTGAATATCTCGGATATGGTCCTGGTAACTATTCAACGGGTCTGCCAGTAAAACAAGACAGAATCTTAAGTACCGATGAAAGTTTAGTTTCTCAAGCAAGAGAACAGGATGGTGGTACTGTCGTTTACACTGGTATGAACGACAGAGGTGAATTTTATACTGGTGCTTCAAAAGTTAACGGTGCAACTGGTGAAGAAGAGACTGTTGATGCTCCCGTTGTTTCATTCTTTGGGGATGATTTATTAACTGGTTCTGAAAAAAGAAACAGTGGTGTTTTTGATGATTTGGTTGTTAAAGAAAGAATCACTGTTGAAGGTGGTGAAAACAGCAATCAAACATCACAATTCTATGGCCCAGTTAATTTCTCACAAAAAGTAACTAGCTCTGCTGATGACGGACTCGAAACAAGAGATCTATACATCAAAGGTCTTGCATCTCAACCTAAACTCCTAACTGTTGGTATTTCAACTCCAACAGACGCTAAGAAGACTGGAGACATCTCTTTCCTAGCTAACCCAGATCCAGCTGGTTATATCGGTCATGTTTATGCAGATGGTGATTGGCGTCGTTGGGGTATGATCTCCCAAGATAAGAATAGAGACTATCTAAAATTAGATCAAATTGGTATAGGTCAGTCTGTTGGAGTTTATAACTTCTCAGATGCATTAGAAGTTAACGGAACTGTTAAAGTCAGAAACCTTTATGTAGGTGGTGCAGTTACATTTGCTGGTGCTCAGTCAATCGGTAATGCTTCGTTTGATACTGTTACTGTTAATAATACAACTATATTCTCTGGAGTTGGAACAAATTACACAATTAGAACAACAAATGCGAATACAATCGCACAATTCCAAAATATAGAAGTTATTGGGACTGCTGCAACATTCACAAACGCTACAGTAAGATTTGAAAATTCATTTAACTCTGTATTCAGTGGAGTATCTACTGTTGCTGGAACTTTAGTTGTTGGTAATTTAGTTTCAAATAGTGGTGTCATTTCAGCGACAAATATGGTCGTTGACAGTTTAAATGTCAACAGGTTGTCGGTATCAACGGAAGCTTCAATACAGTCTGGTATTATTACTGCAATTAGAACTCAATATATTGGTGGTGGTGTCGGAGCTAATTTACCATCTTTAGCATGTTTTAATATTGGTATCGTAACTTCGATCACTGGTGTTGCATGTACGATCACAACAATTAGTGGTACTAATGCGTTCATTAGTGGTATTAGAGCGAATACATCTTTTGCAACTCCACTTGCAACAATCAACACTGGTATTATTACAAACCTTGGAAGTAATGTCGCAGGAATTACAAGTGCATACGTAGTCACTGGATTTACAACTACTGCGGTTGTTACTGGTTGGATTGGAGCTCCAACAGGTTATATTAATGTTGGTATTGTAACTACCGCACAAGTTAATATATTACATGGTCAAAATGGTCAAGATTTAACTGCGTTTGTTAATACTGGTATCATAACAAACCTAAGTGGTAACCCTAGTGGTGCAACTGGGGGAACACTTAGATATCTAAATGGACAATTTGGTGGAAGTTTGCTGTTAAATGGCACTGGAAGTGGTCAAGGTATTTACGCAAATATCGGTATTGTTAGTGCATTTGGACCTGGCGCTACAAATCCATCAGCTGGAAGCATGAACATTAACTGTGGAACTTCTGGAGATATCTCCGCAAGAGTAATCACTTCCACAGTCGCAACAGGAACTTCACCACTTGTCATTACATCAACAACAGAAGTTGCTAACTTAAATGCTAGTCGAGTTGGTGGAAGAACTCTTACGGGACTCTTGAGAGGTGCAGTTGATGTATGGCAACAAAGTGATGATGCCAAAAATAGACTTTATTTTACAAACAGTGGAAAGACAATCTTCGGATCTCCATCTGCTGGATATGAATTCCAAGGAAGTTCTAATACATCAATTCTTTCAATAGACAATAGTGGAAATGTTTCTGCTACTGGAGAAATTACTGCAAGTTCTGATGAAAGAATCAAGACCAATATTAAGACAATTGATAATGCCTTAGATAAGGTATCCGAACTTCGTGGTGTTGAATATGATCGTATTGATATTAAATCACATCAAATTGGTGTTATCGCACAAGAAGTAGAGAAAATTCTACCAGATATTGTTCATACTGATGAAAAGGGAATGAAGTCAGTTGCTTATGGTAACTTAACTGCAGTCCTGATTGAAGCAATTAAGGAACTTAAAGGTGAAATTTCCGAACTTCGTGCAGAATTGAATGAGTTAAAGGGTACTAAATAAATCGTTAGAGTTAATTAACGTTGAAATTTATGACTGAAAAAGCAGAAAAAATGACTACTCAACTTACAGAAAGAGCTGAAAGTTTAAGAGAAGAACTCATCGAACTCGAAAGACAATTTAATATGAAAAAAGAAGAGTTCTTTAAAGTACAAGGAGCTCTAGAAGCAATTCAAGCTATGTCTCAGGATTGAAAACCCACAGAGTTATTATAAGAAGAATCAAGGGGCTTTGTCAAGATTGACAATTCCCCTTTTTTAATGTATAGATAAATTATTTGTTCTTACCATGACTGATCAGACGCCAGAATTCATAGATCCCAAAGAATATCCAGATTTTTGGGAACAAATGAAAAACTTTAAAGAATTTGCAACATCTGTTGGACAGAATGTTGTCGAAGGTGATGGAATTTTTGTTTCCGAACAAAAAATTAATGATAGAGAAAAGATCTGTAATGATTGCTCTCAATTTAACAGAGAGAGTAAAAAATGTTATCTTTGTGGTTGTTACATGTTGGTTAAATGGAAATTCAAAGCTGCATCATGTCCTATAGAGTTGTGGTAACTCTTGACAGAGTACTAAATATCTGATATTCTGACATCAACCCCATGAAACCAATGAAAAAACTGTTCCTACTTCCACTAGCAGTATCATTGTTTTCGGTGCCAGTTCAGGCTCAACAGGTAAATGATTATCAGACCTGCACAAAGTATCGTGAGGTTTATAATCCTGGTTACTATGATAGGTACGGAAATTATGTTCAAGGAAACGTTTCAACGCAATCTTACCAGACCCCTTGTGGAGTTGGACCCATCAATTATCGGCCACTCGGAAATGGCTATAATGGGAATAATTATTATGGTCGCGGTTATTGTAATCCTACGCAGAGCGCACTAGGCGCACTTCTAGGAGGCGGTGTGGGTGCTGCACTATCAAGAGGTGATGGAAGGTGGTGGGCGGTGCCTGTGGGTGCGGCCGTAGGCGGTGCAATATTTGGATGCAACTAAAATGAACCTAATTAAATTTAATCATCGTAAGGATTTTGGTGATGATTGGTATGTCCAAATCTTAAACACTGGAAAACATTTTCCTAAGATATTTAAGGATAGGTCACTTCTTCAAGTTTCTGTAGGTTGGAATGACTATCCTGGATGGCCTTATCTTCAAATTACATTAGGTGGTAATGGCCTTTTGAGTATACTGTTTTGGGTATATAAGTTTGGGCTTGATATTGATTTCTGCAGTCGTACTTGGAACTTTGATCATTTGGAGAAACTAGATGAAGACGAAACTGAACTGGTTTGAATATTATTTTGGACACTGTTTCCAGACTGGTTGGAGAGAAATGTGGAACAACTTTAAGATGTGGAGAGATCTCATCAGTGGAAACTATGCCGATTATGCTCTACTGAGTAATGATGATCCGTATGAAGAATGTTATCAGTGGTTCTGGTGCAGTATTAATATGGATGAAACATATCCTAAGGAGTTTCTAGAATATCTGATGGAAATGTGTGACAGAATTGATCGGGGTGAAGAGAAACTGATTCCATTGGATGAGGAATTTATGAATAGATTGCAAGACCTTGTAAAGGATGTTGAGTTGGATGATGAAGACTTTACCTGATAAGAGAGAACTGGATATTATGTGGACGGTTGCCACATCGACCAGTATCGAAACTGGCACAAGACCTCAGTACGGGTTCGCCCAGATGCTGTATGATTACCTTGTAGACAAAAAACCCCGCGTGGAACTTCCCAAATGACTTACAAGGCATCTCTTAAAGTTCAGTTTGATTCTGAATGGACTTCCACCAATTACAGTAGTGGTTTTGATGATACGGTGCTCCCTGAAGAGCATTATACTTTTCAGGTTCCTGCCGAAGACCTTAACATTTATCAACTGTTTCGCTTCTTTGAAACTGTTGCTCGTGCAATGGGTCACAGTGAAATCAGCATTATGAAAGGTGGTTGTGGTGTTGCATTTGCTGAGGATAAAAGTGTAGAGAATATGCGTAAGGTTGCTGATGAGTTTGAACTGACTTTGGGTGAAGACCTGAAGAAGAAGTTTGATGATATGCGAGAAGCAGAAGAAGAGTGGGCACGACTTAAAAAAGGTCCGATGGGAACTGTTCTAACTGATGGAGAAAATGAGGAAAGTCAAAGTCAAACCCAAAAGCAGCAAAGCGAAGAACCGCCTTGCTAATACAATGGAAGGTAATCCTGTTTGTATTGTAGAGCAGGATACTGGTGGTGAATTGTTTCTTGCCTCTGAGAATCGTAAATACTTCTTCTGGGTAAGTACAAGAACTGGCACTAATCGTTTCGGTGACAAATCTGACGCACATTGGGAGGTTATTGAATGAGTTTCTCTAAAACTGTTTCTGTTTTTGCTGCTCTTGCAAGTATCTTTGCCGCTGGTGCCACTGGTTGGAAACTGGCAGATTCGCAAAAAGAAGTTCCTTTGACTCCA